CGCCAGCGGGATCGAAATCCGGTACGTGAAGTAAACGTACCCGCGCGACTCACCCGGCACGATCGCGGCCACCGGATTCCCGCTCGTCAGAGCCAAGTCGGCCATGATGGCGTCGCGCGCCTTTCCGCCTATCGGCTCGAAGCTCGAGATGCCGAGTTTGTAGATCTGTTCGCTCGAGATGAAGCATCCCATCGACCCGTACGAGTGTATCGACCACGGGAAAACGTTGCCGATGCCGTGGTCGCTGGCCCAGAGGTGATCGAATTGAAATGGCGCTATCCCGCTCCCCGTGGGATCGAAAAACGTTATCCCGTTGGTGCGGAATAGATATCCGGAAGCGCCCGTGGTGATTATCCCCGTGATGTTGTCCGGCACGTCGAGGAAGTCGTTCTCTCCGGCGTTGGTGTTGGCGGCGAAATCCCACTGCGTCGGTATCCCGTTCGCCGACCACCACAACCGTTGCGGGAAAGCGTACGACGCCCCGGACGTATTGTCTAAGACCGAGACGTTCGCCAGGAGCAGGTGGTTATCGAGTTCGCTCAAAAACAGACCGCCGATCGAGAGCGGTCCCGTCGAGCCGGGGATCACCGTCGGAGCGTCCGCCGCCGCGACGGCCGCGATAGAAGTGGCCCCCGGGGCCGAGGCGTTCGAGGCCACGGCCGCGTTCGTTATACCGTCCCAGGCGGCCAGGAACGGGGCGCCGTTGGTGTAGTAAAGCACGTTGGCGAAGGCTTTGTACGAGATCGGATTCACGGGCGCCGGGTTCGGCCCGAACAGCGGACTCCACGGCGTCAGTGATCCGTACGGGACGCCCGAAGGGGCCAGCTGCCACAGACCTCCGCCGTCCCAACAAACCGTGTGCGTAACTTGATTCGCGTCGACAAAACTGAACAGGCCGAGCAGCGGGTTCTTCGACGGGCCAGGATACTTCTTGGTCAAGGCGGGACGGGAGCGGAGTTCTTTGTTGCGGAGCTGAAAGTTGGTGGCCGCGGGCGTGTAGTTGTCTTCTATCTCGCTTTCGGGTTCCTGAACGTTGAGTCCGCCGTCGAAACCCGAGTAACTGATCTCGAAATACCCGTCGCTTTTGATCGCCACGGCCACAAGTCAATTCACCGTCACCTGAAGCGTGTTCCCCGCCGGGAGCGTGTTGATCACCAGCCCGTTCTGTAGCCAATACAATTTCCCGTACGTGTACGGACCGAAACTGCCGCTCGCCGCGGCCTGCGTCACTTTCGGATTCCAGACCGTGTTCCCGGCGCCGTCGGTGATCAGGAGTTGATCGGCCGCCGCGTTCGGTTGCCAGTAAATCTGTTCCGCCCGCCAGGCGGCCGGATAAGCCACGGGCGTAAGCAAACTTCCCGTCGCGCCGGTGTTCGCCAGACCGCGGTTCTTCATCTGGTTTTGAAGCAACACGGTGGTCGTCGTCGGCACCGTCAACGTGCGGTAAAGCCCCGCGTACGCCCCGATCGTTCCGCCCTGCAGGCTCACCGCCACGCCCGCCGACCCTATCGCTATGCCGTGCGCCGCGCTGGTCACCAGTATCGATTCGCCCTGATTGACGATCGACGTCAAGGCGAAGGTCGATGCCTGATCGGCGTTCGTGAAGAACCACGGGTTAGCGGATATGTTCGCCACCAGCGCCTCAATCGAAATTCAAGTTGAAGTGCCACGCTATGCCGTAAAAACGGTACGCGCCCGAAGCCGTCGTCGCGACGTTGACTTCGGCCACCAGGTCCGTGTTGTCCGTCGTCTCGAACACGGGCGTGTTAACCGTGATCTTGGTCACGTACGGATTCGCTTGCGTGGCCGTCGCCAGCGTGCCCGTCGTCGCCACGGCGGCCGTCGCGAGGGCCACGTTATTGACGAACGTGGTCCTCGAGAGCGTGAAGGCGTTCGTCGTCGCCGCCGCCCCGGTGACCAGGTATATCACCGTGCAATCCAGGATCTGAATGCCCTTCGGCGTGTCGCCCGTCGCCGGAGTCAGTTGCGTCGACCCGGTGTAGGGCGGCATACCGGCCGCCCCGGCCGGCCAGCCCGGCGTGAGCGCGGCCGTGCCGAACTTCTCCTGAAACGGCGCGTTCCGCTGCGCCAACGCCGCCGTCTCGATCAGCCGCTTGATGTCGGCGAACCCGCAGACGACGACGCCCGATTGGTTGGCCGTCAAGTTGTAGCTGTAGTCGCCGACGGCGTTCTTGGTCAACAGGAAGTTCGCGCCCGTGACGTTGACTTGGCTCGCGTCGTAGAAAACGATTCCGCCGCCGTGAGCCGTGTCGGCGAAAAACGCGCCTTGACTCCTCATCCGAGTTCTCCCTTCCCTAGGAAATTATCAGGGCCTAGTCCCGGTTCGAAGGTCTAACTCTTTCATACTCCTTTATCAAATTGCAGTTAGCACATAAAATCTGGAAACGTGGTCGGTTCTCTTCTTTGAGAGCTGTTCGATATGCTTTGAATTGATCCCTTTTCTTGCCGTTACCTCTCCAATTGGCATCGTTGTTTACATGATCCAATTGCAGGGCACGCTTGTCTGAAAATCCACAACTCGCACACTTATCGCCGTAAACAGCAAAAACGCGCTCCCGTAGACGTGCACGCCTCCATCCTTTCGGTTTCTTGTGCAACCAACGGCGCGTGTACTCCACCGCTTTCCCTGGATGTTCGGCATACCATCGTCGTTTCCATGCCAGCCTTTCCATCAGCAATATCCCGGTTGCCAGGCTAATACTGTATCCCCGCCGTTATCTGCGGGAACGATCCTTGATCCTGCGCGTTGTTCGAGAGCGGCACGAAGCCGTTGCCCGTGTTGTCCGTGAACGCGAAAACGTCGCCCGCGTTCTGCCCCGAAAAATGAATCCCGCAGAACTGAGCGCCGTAGATCGCCTGCGTGAACCGGCCCTGAACGCCGCACGAACACGAGAACGCGTACGGGTAGCCCGGGATCGCCGCGTCGCCGCCGTTCAGCGTGGCCGTGTGTGGCACCGCTAGTAGACTCCCGAGCTCGCCGGTATCGATTCGAGTTGAATCGCCGGATCGGCCGGATTCACCAGCTTCGGCTCCGGCTCGTATTCCCGCTTGTACGTCGCCGCCTCGCGCGCCGACCTCAGCTCGAAGCTGCCGTTGACGGCGCCGTCGGCCGAACAGTAGAGGCCGGCGCCGCGCGCGCAAACCAAGCGCCCGAAATCCCACTCGGCCAGCGCGATCGGTATCTTGTGTTGACAGCGCATGCAGGTGGTGTAGGGACCTTCTTCCCGCAAGATCACCGTGGGAACCTCCGTTTTTTGGCCGGTTTAGGTTCCGGCGCCTCGGGACGCAGCTTTTTCGCCTTCTTCACCGTTTTTTTTTACTTCTTCACTTTCTTCGGCTTCCGGAGCTTCGGCCGGTTCGCCTTCGGCGGGCTTCGCGGCGCCGGGCTCTTCGGGTTCGGCGGCCGGTTTCGGTTCGGTTTCGTCGGCGAACTCCACGGTGTTCAGCCCGGCCGCGAGCGTCGCCGAGTGATTGCTTAAGAACTCGACGGCCTGGGCCTTTTCGACGAAGTTGCCCTGCGGGCCGCACGAGCACGAGGCGAAATACGGGCGGTGCGGCATCGATTCGTCTATCCGTACGATGGTTTTGTGTATCATTGCGGGTTCACATCCTCAAGCCCAAGTTGGGCGTTATGACCAAACTGTTTTTCTGCGCCTCGTGGTACCGCTCGATCGCGCCTTTGGCGGCCTCCATCATGCCGAACGCCACCACCTTGTTCGCGATCGGACCGCTCACGTTCACCGACCCGGTCAGCTGGTCCCAGGTTATCTCGAGCTTCAACACCACCGGGCTCTCGCCCGTTTTCGCCACGGCCGGTTCGCTCATGGCCCGAAGCTGCCGAACGTTCCGTACCATGTGGTGGCGCCGACCGAAAAGCGTTGCGTCGACAAGAACAACAAAACCTGCGTGGCGAAGTCGTCGTCCGTCTGCGCCATTATCGGCTCGCGCTCGTAGAACTTCAGCTGGTGGCCTTCCTTCTCGGCGATCAGGAACCAGGCGCTCGCGCTCGTAAGATAATTCAACTCCAAGCCTTGAAGGTTGTCCGCCTGAAGGGCGTTCAACTCGTTGTCGGCCGTGTAGGGCTTCCCCGGCGACCCGAGTATCTCGCGGACGATCCAGCGCAGCTCGGGAGGGTGAATCAAGTGCCGCGGCTGCACGTGCACCGGTATGCCGCGCCCGTCCGGCATGCGCGTGAAGATGTTTATGGCCTGCTGAAGTGCCGTGAACGACAAATCCGTGTCCGGGTTCGGACGGTTCGGATACGTCCCCGTCGACGTTATGATGTTCGTTATCCCCGGCGCGACGTTCGTCGCCTCGGCCCCGGCCAAGAGCGGCTGGCTGGTGTTGAACAGACTCACTCCCGTGTTCGTCGTCAACGTCGTGCCGCCCAGGTTGAACACCGTCGCCGAAACGGCTTCGCGCCCGAAGAGCCCCGACCGCCCGTGGGCCTTCGGAATCTGCCGTATGATGCCGTATTTGTCGTCCGCCACCAGTTGCCGCGTCGCCTGCGACAGGAGCCCGTACTGAAGGTGCACGTACTTCTTCGTGTTGCCCTGCACGATCCCGTCGGCCATCGGCCGCGTGCCCTCGGGCATCTCGGGCATCGGCCCGGTGCCGCTGAGCTCGTAGTCGATTTCGTAGGCGTCCTCGGAAGTCATCTCGTTCAGGTAGTGCGTATACTGCGGAGCGCGCTGCTTGAGGTCGAAGAATTGAACGAAAATGTGTCTCAAACCCGGTGCGAGGAGGGGCGGAAAGTTCGCCCGCGACATCTGCGTGTTGAACGGCACGTTAGCCTCCTAGGAAAATGCCGAAGTCTTATGCGAAAATCTGAGCCACGGCCGGCAAAAAGACGAACAGAACGTGCCCGCCGACCGTTCCGACGGCCTCGTACGGGCTGAGTTGAACGATACTGACCGCCGCGCTCGCGCCCGTCTTGTTCGTGTCCACGTACCAGTAAGCGTTGCCCGAATCCTTGGTGAGCCCGTAGGCCACGCCCACCTGGTTGTTGGCCGTCGCCACGGGCGTCACCGTCGAACTCGTTCCGATCTTGCCGATGAAGACCGTGCCCGGCGCGGCGATCCAAAACCGGAGGCGTCCGTCGGACATCGGCACCATCGGCGGCGTGACCACGCCCGACGCTTGGGCCGCGTTCCCCGCGTAGTTCCCCATCACCGAACCCGGACCGAGGATCGGCGAAAATCCGGCCGGAGCCCCGGAGCCCGTCGACCCGAGGTTGTTGAAGCTCATCTCGGCCAAAACACCGGCGATCCCGGCCGTCAACGTGGTGCCGTCCCAGTTCTTCAGCCCGCCGTCGGAAGCCGCTATCTGAACCGGCGTGCCGCACGGTATCGAAGTGGAAATGCCCGCTTCTTCCGGGGCGAATCCGACGGGGAAGCTCACCGCCCCGCCCAAGTTTTGCACCGGGAAAATTCCGTCAGCGAAGTTAGCCACGTTAAGCCCCCTTGTTCACGGTCTTCAGCGGAACGCGCGAGGCGTTCCCGCGTATCTGTCCCTCGGCGAGGTCGGCCGCCGCGTCGCTCTCGACGGCCGCGCCCTTGAGCCCGGCCGAAGCCCTGACGTCGCCGACGTTCGTCGTGTCGATCGAAGTGGTGCGCACGCCGGGAATCAGCCCGCCCACGCCCATCACGGTGCCGTCTTCGCCCATCACCTTGCCGCGCGGGTTCGTCATGCGGATCGCTTCGAGCAAGTGGCTCTTGCGGATTTCGAGCCAGCGGCGCTTGGCTATTTTCAACAATACCAGGTCGCCGTTCCGTATTTCGGCTTCGCCTTTCACGGCGTCGGCCACGGCCATCTCGACGTCCCGGGTGGTGGCCATCTCGAAGCCGACGGACTTCAGTTGCTCGACGCGCGTGTGAAACGGCGATTGCCCGTTCCTGTCCATCGCCCAGTAAAACTCGACGTCGGAGTTCAAACGCCGCCGTATCTGCCCGGCCACCGGCACGAAGAGCGGCTTCGCTTCGATCGAGGGATTGAAAAGCGCGTCCGTCTCTTCGTTCCCGCCAGCGCGGTACGAGGGGTTCGAGTCGAGGAAGTTGCGGACGAAACCCGCCGGGATTGATTTGTCTATCGCCACGCTAGACCACTCCGGCCTTCACGCTCTTGGCGAAATCTTCCGGGGTGATGCCGAGACGCTCGAGCTGCTGACGCCCCGTCAGCGTGCGGCCGCTCGCCGGATCGGTCCAGGTCATGTCGGCCGAGAGGAAGTCGTGCGCCGCCTCGCCCGTCTTTCCGGTACCCGGCTCGAGGAAGAAAGTTTTGTTGGCGTTGTCGTACGTCAGGCCGCCGGAAAGCGCCGCCTGGCCGATGACCATCGAGACGACGTTCCGGCAATAGGTGGCGTAATCGGCTTGCGCTTTCCGCTCGAGCGGCGTGTTCGCGAAATACTCTTTCACTTTGTCTTCGAAGTTCGGGAACTTCCCGCGCACCTCGGCGAGTATTTCCGCTTCCGTGATCCGCGCGTTCGTCGCTATCGACAGCGCCAGGAGTTTTTGCTTCTCGATCGCGTCGTCCCGGCGGCGGCGTTCTTCGTCGCTCAGGCCGCCTTCGTCGGGCTTTTCGTCGGGCGTCGCGGCGGCTTCTTCGAGCTTTTTCCAGCGCCCGTCCCACGCTTCGACTTTTTCGGTGAGGGGCTTGAGTTTGGCATCGATCGACACTCCTATCCGCTCGACGAAGGCGTTCATCTCCGCTTCTTCGCGCTTTTTCTTGTCTTCTTCGGATTCACCGGCAGGAGCAGACTTGGGGAAAGGCCACGCCATGATGCCGGGGTTTCTACCCCGGACGGCGGCGGGAAGTAAACCGGAAGTAACGTAAACGTTACGCCCGGCGGCGCGTGGCCACCTCCCGGCCGCACGCTTCGACGAGGATGAAGAACGTGTCTACCCGGAACGTCCGCTTGCCGTTGACCACGGCGCTCACCGTCGGACGCGGAATCCCGCTCTTCTCGGCCAACTTCGAAACCGAGAGTCCGGCGCGGCGCATGGCGTCGTACACCAGGTCGCTCGCCGCAGAGGTTATTTCGTTTGCTCTCGCCACGCCTTGAGCTCTTCTTCGAAATCCATGACGCGCTCGATGGCGCTCAGTTGTCCGCGTTGGAAATTCTGCTCCGCCATCTTTTCCACGGTGTCCGGCACCTCGTGAATCACCTTATACGACAGCTCCCGGTAGAGTTCCGCCAGGTCCGCCGCCAGGTTCGCCCATCCCGGCTGGCTGACCAGCAGTTGCGCCGCCTCCGCGTCCCCGAACGACGTTCGCCATCTGTAGGATTCTGGGGTCGATCCCCGGCGGCGCTCCGGCATCGGGTTTCTCCTCTTCGGGCAATTCCACGTTCGGCACGTATTCTTCCGGTTGATCGGAAAGTTGAAAGTCCCTGACGATTTGTTGCATCAAACGCGTGCGCGCCTTCACGACCGACCGCAGCCACTTTACCACGGGCGGAGGCACGCCCGGGTTCCCGAGCGCCTGAAGCATCTGCATCGCTTCGCGCGTGAACATCGCGAGCGATTGGTTCAACACCAGCTCGTTTTGTTTGGTCACTTCGCGGTTCGCGCTCGCCGTCGCCGCCCGTATCGGTATCCGCACTTTGCGTTCCAGGTAATCGGCCAGGGATTCGGTCAACAGTTCGTCGTCGAGGCCGAACAGGCTGCCCTTGCGGCCCAGCCCCATCGCCCCGTACATGTCCGTCAGCAGGCCGAACAGCTTTACATGCGAGTGGCGGAAGTCGCTCGTCCTGTGCGCCACGCGCGTGTTGGCGTCCTGTAGTACCGCGAACGTGCCCATCGATCCGAACCGTCCGCGCTTGTCCACCGGCCCGCCCGACCCGGCCCCGGCCACGGCCGGACCGATGCCGAAGCGGTCGCGCGCCTGCTGTATCATCATCTGCTCGTTCTGTTGACTGACGGCGTGCATGGCCGGTTCCGCCACGCTGATGTGTTCGTATTCGTCCTTGGCGAACGGCAACCTGATGCCCGGAAATATCTTGAAGTTGCGGTCGATGTTTTTGTTCATCGGGCTGATGCGGTTCACGCCGAGTATGCCCCAGGTGGTCGCGTCGATCCGCTGATTCTTCGTCGTCGAGATCTCCTCCTGAGCGTCGCGCCCGACGTCGGCCAGGCCGCGACCGTTCATCCCCTTCTCGCCGCTCGAGAGCCGCGTGCGGACGATCGGCAGCGCGTTTTCGGGGATGAAGTTGTACACGCAGTTCATCAGCTCTTTCGTCTCGTAGTGAAGCCACGCTATCAGCCGGAACTTCCGCCGGTTGTGATACCAGTAGAAGTAACACTCGTCGACGTCCCACTCGGCCAGTACCTCGCGGTCTTCCTCCGTGGTCACGCCCTTCCCCTTCAGTTCCTTCCGCCGCGCTTCGCTCGGCCCCGCCCGGTCCGGGTGCCCGATGATCTTCTCGACCGTGCCCTTGCGGTACGTGCCCTTGAATTCCCTCTCCTGAAGTTCCCGGCGCGTGAGCGTCGTCTTGCGCGAGACAAACTCCGAGTCTTCGGGCGCGTCGGCGTCCGGATCGTAGAGCACGTCTTCGTCGCGGAGGTTCACCACCTTCGGGCCTTCGTAGAGCGTGGCGTCTTCGAACTTACCGCCGCGCTTCTCCTCGTATCCGACGTAAACGGCCTCTTGCCGCTGCTCCGGAACCACGGCCAACCACGCCGTGCCGATCACGTTCGACGTCGAGAACCAGACGTTTTCCTTGGCGTAGAGGTCCAGCTCGTTCGGCTCGTACGCGGCGTAATCCATAAACTGTTCGAGCAGCTTGGACTTCTTCGAGTTCCGCTCGGCATCCTCGTCGCTCGCCGACTTGGTAAAGTACTTGTAGACGATTATCGGTGCCGTCGCCCAGATCATCTGCATCACCCGCGCCGCCATGTCGTCCGACGCCTCGCCCACCACCTGATGAACCAAGTTCGCCGCGTGCTCGAACGGCCACGACTTCTCCTCTTCCTTCGGCCGTCCTTCGGCGATCCGGCGCCACTCGGGCACGAGCTTCTTGTGCCGGTTCCGCAACTGCTGGCGGCGCACCCGCACCTGGTTCCACAGCCACTCTTTGATCTTCTCGAGAACTTCGGGCGCGAAATCAACGGGCCGCGCTTCGAACTTCCGCCCGGCACGGTAACTCAATCGCGGCTTCACGTCCGGCGCTATCTTCGGAATCGTGGCCATCAGCGTCGCCTCCCGCCTTCGAGCAAAACCGTCGCGTGCATAAGGCACAACCCGGTGGTGAATTCGCGCGACCGGCAACCCATCCAGCCGCACTTCCCGAGCTCGGCCAGCGGCATCCCGAGCCAGCGCGGGCGCCCCGGATGAACTATCTCCCGCACCGAAGCTTCTTCGTACGTGGCGGGCGCCATCGCGCTCCAGGCGAGGAACTCCAGGCGCGTCACGCTAGTACCCGCTGACTCCGACGGCCCGCTCGGCGAAGGCCGTCCGTTGATCCGCCACCCAACGCGTCGCTTCCGCCCCGCGTATCCCGCCGAGCGTGCCGGGAACGTAGCCGAGCGTGTCGAGCACGTCGAGCGTCGCCGAAGCCGGATAAGAGTTGTATTCGCGCAGGAAGGCGTCCGAGGCGCGGTGAACCCACACTTGCCCGTTCTTGAAGAGCGGCTCGAGCGCCTCGATCCGGTTCTTCTTGGCGTTTTCCGAGTTGTCGTACGGGAGTTCGTTCACCGAGATGGGACGCTTCTCCCGCCGGTTGCGCTCCGCGATGTGAAACGCCATCAAGTTCTGCGCCGCCACCGTCTCCAACCACGCGTCGGACATCGACCAGCGGTGCCCGATCTCGTAAAACTTGTCGACCAGCACCGAGTAGGGCGAATTATTAGCCCAAACTTCTAAAATGTAAATCCTGTCCGTCTCGGGATTCCAGCCGACGACCAGGATCACGTGGTTGCAACGCGAACGCTTCTTGGCGTGGTTCAGGTCGACGATCATCCGCCGGTGAAGCACCCCCGCCGGAAGGTCCTCGATCGCCGCGCCTTCGCGCGCTTCGTGCTCGAGCAGGAGTTGATTCCTCAGGTCCTCGAGCGCCAGGTCCGCGCGCGATTGCTTGAAGCGGTAAAAACGGAGCCAGTCTTTCTTGAAGATGCACTCTTCGGGCAAGACGCTCAAGTTCAAAAAGAAGTGCGAGTAGTCGTACGCCCCGATGTCCGCGCGCTTCTGCGCCAACCGCGCCATCGTCCACTCTTCCGGGAAGATCGGCCGCCCGGCCGGGTGGGCCGCGCAACAACCGCCTTCGGCCGAATGCGTCTGGAACCGGAATTGCGGTTGGTTGGCTTTGATCCAGGAGTTCAGATCGTTGTGCGCCCAGCGGTTCCCGATCACCAGTTGCTCGCCCACCGAGCGCGCGTCGAATTCGGCGTCGCCGGTGAACACATCCAGGCGCGTCGTAAGTTGACGGTGCCAACGGATCAGCCCGTCGAGCACGCGCCCGTCGCCGTGAAGCAGCGAGTCCTGTGCCGCCTTGCCCATGTTGTCGTCCTGAATCGTGCGGTCCGGGTGTATGCCTTGCAGCGCCTGCCCCACGCCGCGGTACTCGTACGTGCCCGTGGTCGCGTCGATGTTCGCCTCGGCCCGCTCCCGGCGGTGAAACTTACTGTGGTCGTTCCACGTCGCCTGATTCGTCGGCAGTACCTCGGGGAACAAGTAGCGGAACAAGTCGTTCGACTGATAGTGCTCGTCGACTTCTTTGCCGATGTCAATCGCCCGCGACTCGATCTCGTGCGTCACGAGCGTGCGCGTGTTCTGATTATGCGCCAGCCGCATCCACCGTACCCACGCGTCGCCGTAACCGAGCGCGCGCATCATGTGCTCGTCGCGTGCCGTGAACGGTAGGGCCTTCCACATCGAGAACCCCACGCCGATCGTCGTCTTGAAGTGCGACATCGGTATCTCGAAAACCAGATGAAGGTCCTCGGCCTCGAGCGACGCGCACATCAGCCTGTGAAGCGAATTACGAGCCGCCGAGAGCCGGTACTTGTGAAGCACGTTCCGCGTGAAGAAATAAAGCGAGCCGAGGGAGTTCAAGCGGTAGGCGTCGCGCCAGGCGGCGTTCTTCACCGGCGGCAACGCGATCGGGCGCCACTTCATGCGGCCTCAGTCCTTCGTCGCCAGCAAAACCAGGCCGACGACCAGGGCGATGAACAGTACGGCCCACGGCCAAAGGTCGGCCGCCACGCGGTGCCAGAACGGCACGTGCTTCCTCCAATAACGCGGCATCTCGTCACGCCGCAGTATGAAGAGCCGTCGACCGCTTCACCCTCCGCAGCTCGAGGTGACCTTTGACGCGCGCGATGATTTCATCTTCACGCAATACGCCGAGCGTCACGTCGACGGGCTTGCCTTCCAGATCCACGGCGCTCAGGTCCCAAAAGTGCCCTGCGAAGCTCGGATAGATCACGCTCTCGCCGCGCTCGTAGTGCGTCACCTTCCAGCCCTTACTAACGATCGTGCCCGTAGTAGGACGCTTCTCGCTCTCTTGCGCGTGCGATATGCCGCCTCCGGCGGCGCCCGTTCCGGCGCAATCCGGACAGACCACCCAACCGCGGCCGTCGCAAGGGGCGCAGGTTTTCTTCGCACCGCTCACGACGGTCGACAGCTGGCTGCCCAGACCGGCGCAGTCCGGACAGACGATCACCGACGCTTGGTGAAGTTGATCGAGCATGCGTATGTCCTGCGCACGGCACCGCAGACACTCGTAGCCGCTCCGGAACTCGTCCTGAACGACGATCACCCGGTCACCGGCGGCCTCCATCTCGAGCGTGCCGAGTTTGATCCAGTTCGATTGAATCGCAGATTCGAAATCCAGTTCAGCCACTCGCGCCCTCCGTCCGCCGCGCTTCGGCGTCGATTATCCCGCGCGCGCGGTTCACCGCTTCTTCGTAGGAAATCTTCGGCGAACCGGCGTAGATCATCGCCGCGGCCAGGATCAACAACTCGCGGTCGCTCAGCAATGCCAGTTGCCGAAGGTTCTTCGAGCTCACAGGAATCGCCCCGGCTTTTTCCACAACGGTTTGCGCGCGGCTTCGGCCGGCATCCCTCGGCGTGACCTCGAGACGACGGCACCCGGCCGAATCTCCGCGACTCCCGGGGTTGCCGTAGTCGACCGTTCATCGCCCGCGCTAGATTCGGTCGCCCCGGGAATTTCGCCCACGAGCAACGCGCGCGCGTACGCGCTCACGCTGAACTGTCCGGCGCGTTCGCGCAACTCTTCGTACTCGCCCCGCTCGAGATAAATCACCAGCCGGACCCGGTCTTTTATGCGTGACGCTACCATGACGCTACCGTGACGCTACTTAAATCGCTTCGCCCGCAACAGCGCGATCGAGCGACGCACGCGGCGCTTCATCACGCCGTGGTCGTCGCGCGGGGCCTGAATCAATTCGCCTTTGCTGTAGTAGCAACGCCAGCGCGACCATTCGATCGCCCGCGCCAACGCGCGCTTTTGCTGCCGCGTTTTCTCTTCAGGATTCATCATCGACGAACTCTCCATCTACAGCGTTTTCGCCATCACCGTTCTCGGCCAGCAAACATTTCACGGAGTTTTCGGCCTCGCGTTTTTCGCGTTCCGAGAGCACGTGTTCGACGATTCCCGAGTGCTCCACGGCGAGCGGCGCGTAAACTCCGAGTATTTTTAAGCTCATGTCTTGGGCTTGAATTTGAATCGCGTAATCTTTCACCGTTCTCTGGTCCGTGACTTCACCTTCGTGAGCGAAGAACTGAGTTTTGCGAGCTCCGAGCAATTCGGCTTGATGTTTGGCGAAGCGGGCCGCGTCCCAACCTATTTTCTCGAGCTCGGCCAGGATGAGCGGGCGCATCGCCTTCAGTGCGTTGTTCGCTCCCTGTGGCGACGTATATCCCGCGGCTTTCGCGGCTTCGGCGATCGTTCGGGATTTCGAGAACACCTTCAGGAGACGGCGGCGTTGCGGCGAGAGTTTCTCGAAGGTGCGCTTTTTTTTCATCGGAACACGAGGCGCAAAAAGTTTTCCGCTCTTCGGACGTTGGCGGGCGAATTATACCAGCGGTTTACGCCCGAAGGATGAGGCACGACCGCGAACTCTCCGCGGCCGAGTCCCCAACGCCTCGTCTCGAGGATCGGAAGCGGATCGGCGAAGAAGGCGCGCGCTACGTTCGCTCCGAGCAGAATCACCAGCCGGTAACGAACGAGCGAGGGGAAAAGCGCCGCCGCTTCCTCCCGCGCGATCTCGAGCGGAAACGCATCGCCCTTCCCGTTCTTTCCGCAGAAGCGCGAGAGCAGGTTTACGACGTCCGCTTTCGCGAAAAGTTCGGCGAGGGAAAGCCCGGCGAACTCGGCGAGCCGCGAACCGCTTCCGGGACCATCGAGGGGCGCTTGGCCCAGCCGGTGTCGCTTCGACGGTCCTTGCGCGATCACCAGCACGTTTTTCACCCCGCAGTCTCTCCGTCGACGACGAGGCGCATGCCGTAGTCGTCCTTCCCGGCCGGGATTCTATACCACTCCGGGCGCGGCGCCAACTTTTGTTTGAATCCCGAGTAGTCGACCTGGTGATGAACACGCCCGAACTTCTCGACCACCTTCGCGATCTCCGGGTAGACGGCGGCGAGCATCTCCGATTTCGCCACCGTCCCGTTCTCCGCGTACCGCTTCCCTTCTTCGCGGCGGCCTTCGGCCCAGTAGAAGTCGGCGGTGCAGCCGCCCTTCAAAAGCTGAGTCCCTTGCTTCAAGATCAAGAAGGCGTTGAACAAGACCGTCACCCAACCGTCCGAGAGCAGGTCGAGCGAAAGGATCGTGTCCTCGTTGTACCTCCCCCGCCACCGCGCCGCCGCGTCGTTCCGCACGAGGTTGCACGAATAAATCCGCGTGTTGGTCGTGAACGGCGGCATCACCGTTTTCCGCGAAGCGAACATAAAATAATTCGGCCCGGCCATCCCGACGTTCTCGTACCGCGAGCAGAAATCCTCCATCGCCCGGAAGAAGGCCGGAGAACGGCAGGGCGTCTTCAAATTGTGATTCAGCCGGAAGAACCCGTAGAGGTTGTCGTCCATAACCCAGTGCCACGCCGCCCCGCGGGCGACGGAGTCGGCCCAGGCGAAGTTCCGCGCCGGTCCCGGGCCGGTCGACTTCGAGAGCCCGAGGTCGTCGCACGTCTCGTACCGCTCCTTGAACGCCAGATCGAGTTCGAGCACGTCGGCCGCCAAGTCGTGATACTCCACCGCCCGCCGGTACTTCTCCGCCTCGGCCGGTTCGGCGACGACGTAGTGACGGACGCCCATCTCGGTCAGGTGTTTAGACGTGATCATCAACTCCGACCGCCCCTTCGAGACGACGTAGAGCGGGTGACGCGGATACGGGCGGTCACTCATAGCTCTTGTCCGCGAACCTCCCGATCTCCGCCTTCGGATACCAGATCGAGCGCGTCGTGAGGTTTATCGTCTGATCGACGAGCCGGGCGAAACGTTCCATCGCCGAGCGCGACTCGAAGTGAACGAGGACCGACGCGAACGGTTCGAGGTCTTTCTGAACGAACTCCGGCATCGACCGCCAATGTTCTTCCCACCACGTGCCGATCTCTAAGAGCGGGATCTGCCCGTCGGATTCCAATTCGGCCCGCATCGGCGGCGCCGCCTCCGGTTCCGCTTCTTCCGGTTCTCCGCCGACGAGTTCCTCGACCGGGTTCCCGGAGGAGTCGGTTTCCTTCCCGTCTCCGGAAAACAAACCGAATTGTTCTCCGCCGACGGTCACGATCTCGCCTCCCGACGGGCGCTCTTCGCACCGCACGTCATCACTGCGATTTTATCGCGAGCCACAAAATGAACCTCACCACCGCCAGCACGGCGATCGCCCGGGCGACCTTGCCGATCATCGAACTTTGTCCCTGAACAAAAACTTCGTAAGCCCCACGGTTGCGAAACAAGCCAGGTAGGCGTAAATAGTGGAGTGAGTCCACAACTCCACTATCCCGCCGACCAGCGCCCCGGCGACTACTTCGCGGAAAATCTGTGCCATTCGGGCCTCTTCCGCATAAGGAGTCCCGTGAGTGCCACGAGGAGCATGGCGATCGTAGATGGTTCGGGCGTTGAGATTGGTGCCGCAGGTCCACCGAGATTTTGGACAACAACCCTTCCATTCTCGATAGTGAGATGCGGACCCGTAGGCACGATGGTTGTGTTGACGTCCTCGCCCTGGTCATCGGTCATAATCGGAGGTGCGGACGGCGTAGTAGGTCCGCCGACCGCACAGATGGCAGACCATCCTACCGGAACGATGCAATCACTCGGCAAGGTTGCCGTGTCAGCGTGGCAGGTTGAGACTGCAAGTACGAGTGTGAGTAAAGCGAATTTAATCGGGCTGGTCATTTTTCTCCTTTTCCTTTCGCCACTTCTCCGCCAGCACCCAGAGTCCCAGAATGATTGCGGCCACCAGGATGCCGGTGTTGATGGTTTTGTCATGGAACAGTTTCACGTTGGCAACCACAAACAGAACCGCGCTGATCGCGGTCAAGATCGCCAGAATTATCTTGCGTCTCACTTCAGCACCATCCTTGCTCGGCTTCCCAGCCGTAGAACAAGCCCAAAGCCAGGAAGTAAGCGTCCTCCGGCGGAGGTGTGTAGCGTGCTAGGATAAAGCACTCCACTGCCAGGTACTTGCAAGTGGACATGATTTGGAGCCACGGTCGCGGAAGCGCAAATGAGGCGTTCGCTATCGTGTCTGGTGCGCTTTCGAGTGTCGAGATACGTTCGAGCATGACAGCCTCAAGCGCAGCTAGTCCGAGGTTGCGGAGGTTCTCATGGAACGTCTTCTCGTCCTCTGTTGGAGCTTCTGATGGGTGGGTCAGCACCTGCTCGGTTAGCCAGGTGTTGAACCCTGTCTCTTCCATGTGAGCGAACGTCATGCGTGACGCTACAACCGCCTCGCGGACGTCCGCCTTGGTCTGCTTGTGGAGTTTGACTTGCTCGGTCAGGCGCTGGATTGAGAGTGTGGCACCGTGCATCACAGCCTGCGATAGATGTGGCGATTTGCCTTCTTCTGCGGGGTCCTTCGCAAGCGGCCTCGACTGTCCCAACACTACGCTTGGAACTGCTACCGCACCTGCTACCGCCAGGAACTGCCTGCGGCTGGTCATTGTGGCTCCCTTCCCTTCGGCGTGTAACTTCTCTCCCAGGTTTCCTGATCTTTCGCTACGTTCTCCTTGGACTCGCAATAGACGATCTTTAGATTGAGTCTGCGGATGCCGGTGTGTACCGAGTATCCAGGCGGACAGGTCCAGTGGTAGTAGTCCCAATATTTGTCCGGGGGCGCGAGCACCGGCTTGGGGCCATCGTAGTGTTCAGCGCATCCGCCGAGGAGCGTTATTGCTGCGAGCGCGAGAAGCGCCAATCCGAAGGCGATCCAGAATGCTACCTCGATCAGTGTCATCGCTTCCCCTTCTCGCGCAGTAGGGCATTCAGTACGTCGGTAAGCAAGTCACAGTCTATGTCGTCCCGCCCCATTGATTCGCGATGGGCCTTCTTAACTTCTGGCACTGTAAACTGTGGCACGGTAGATGGCTCGGCGGGTGTGGACTCGGCGGCCAGTTTTTGGTGCAACTCGTGAATCTGTCTCTGATAGTCATTCAAACGTCCCATGTTATCCCTGCATGCTAGCGTGTGCTGATGCTGTCCACCGCAAACACAATAGTAAACGGCTAATTCAGGTTCCTTGGATGCAATGCGTTCAATGTCTGCTTGACTTAACACTTTTGGATGCGCGGGTACTGACTCGGCTGCCTTCATGCGCTGGATACGCCAAATTATCATCGTGAGTTCGTCCGCGCATCTCTGCGGATCGTCACCACTGCGCAACTTATCCCGCAGTGCTTCTAGCTCGTGGATCATGGCTTACCACTTGCCAGGGCAGCCAGAGTGTCTTTATGGAATATGCCATCTGGTAGATACTCATGAAGGAAAGCTATCTCGCCCCGCTGTGCCATGCACACCCTCACAGCCATTTCAAACTCAGCGCGTTCGCCCGGCTGCACCTTCATGCGCTGGATGATGGCGTCTAACTCAAGAGCACATATCTTCGCAGAGATTCCAGCTATAGGAGAGTTCTTCTCGCTCCTCCACCTATCCCGCAGCGCTTCTAGATCGCTAATCATCGCTTCCCTTTCTCGCGCAGTCGAGGAGGGAGTTCAATCCATGCGTGGCAACGCCCACAGTACAGAACGCCGTCAATATCATAAGTGCCATCATCGTCAGGAGCATGACCGTATGAAATGCCAACAGCGTGGTCTACTTTAAGGCAATTTACTCCGTGAACTGGCTGCGCGGGTGCGGATTCGGCGCGGATAGCCGCAAACTCATAGGCAAGCGCAGGGATGACCTTCTTTTCAACCCACCACTCTTTCGGATCGTTGGCGAATGCTTCGCGTATGAACTTCTGTGCCCGTTCCAGATCGCTCGGCTGCGCTTTCATGCGCTGGATGATGGCGTCAAGCTCGTGTGCGTATTCCGACAATACGTGCCTTACCTGTCTTGTCGCCGATTTGTACGATTCGGGTAGATCTTCGAGTTCTCGTAACTCACTGAAGCACCTATCCCGCAGTGCTTCTAGCTCGCTAATCATGGCTCATCACCCTCCCACACGGCGATGAACGTCTCGGGCCGTTCCCCCCGTCTTTTGTGAAGCACCAGCATCGTCACGGCGGCGTCCGAATGTATCTGCCCTCCTTCGGCCAGCCCGTCGAGCACGACCTTCGCACAGTTGTCGAGATCGAGTCTCTGCTTAGGCCCGAGCGTGCGATAAATTTCTACCGAGTGGAAAGCCTGACGCACGCGCCGCCCGCGGGCCGCTACCGCCACGGCTTGCTTAAACGCCGTCGCCTCGTCCGTCACGTAGTAATGCCCGTCGCGCGAACGCATCTTGTAGTGGTTCACCGAAGGCGGCGCGAGCGGTACGGTGAACTCAAGTTCGCGCATAACCGTCCTCGAGATACCGCTTCGCTTGTTGTGGCGAAATGCCGAACCGCCGCCCCAGGTCTTTGTAGTTGAGCGCGTACTCGCGCCTGAGCCAACGCATCTTCTCCACCTCTTTCGTCCCCAGGTGAAACCGGCCCGCGCTGAACGCGCTGTGATGGTTCGCGCTCTTCACGCCGCGTCGCCTCCGGGCGCGTCCAGACAATCGTGCGCCATGAATTCCCGGGCCGCCGTCGCCGGGTCGCTCCAGAATTCCTTCCCGCAACGTTCGCACCACGCGTTCGGCTTCGGCTTCAGCTTCTCGACGACCACGCCAAGCTTCGCCACCGGCCGCGGCCCGATCATGTCGTCCCGGTACCACTCGGCCAAGTCGACTTTGCCGGCCAGCCGCGCGAACTTGGCCAAGAACGCCCGGCCCTCGGGACAATCCTCGGCGCGGTAGAGTAAGTCTCCGGTGCGCGCGTCGATCTCGCAAGGCGTGCCGTCCGCGTCTACATGCTCGAGCGAACCGCGGACCGTCGCGTGCTCCTGGTGACAATCGCACTTGATCGCCACTTGATATCCGCTGCCCGGCGCGGCCTTGGCATTAGTCACGATCTGGAAACCCGTCCCGTCGCACTTCGTGCAGCGGCAGTTTCGCTCGCCGCGTTGCGGCATCACCCACGGTTGCGCTTCGATAACTTTCTCGAGCTCTCGCTTTAAACCGCCGGGCGTAGGCATCCGCTCGGCATTCTCTGTGACTTTTTCCAACGCCACAGACAGCGCGGCGACGGGATATGATTTGAAGACGCGCATCCACACTTCGATCGCCTCATCTTTTATCGCCTTCCCGTAGAGGAGGCTCCACTCCCTTAATGCCGTGACGAGTAACGACTCTGCTGATGGCCCGTTCGGTTTCATCGGCTGCGTCATAACGATTCGTCTCCTTGAATAATCCAATGTGCTCTCGCCACGTCACCACGGCGGCGTGCCAGTTTTTCATCAACAAACCTCCGCGGAGTTTCCAGCCGCGCGCTTCATGATGAGCTATGAAAAGTTCCGCTTCATGTTGGCAGTTTTCTATTCCTTGCTCGCGCATATATTCGGCCACATCCGGGGGCGCGGGCGGAGCGAAGCGAACGCCTTCCCTCGCGCGAGGAGATGATTTTCGACGAGCGCGAGCCTGAAGTCCGTCACGCGTCACCGACGGACTGTTTCCTTTCCTTATGTCACTGTCGCGTGCCTCACGCGTGCCTGACGCGTCAAAGTAGTTATGTACCTTTATTTTGTTTCGTTTAGCGGGGGCCGGTAACCGGCTGGCGGACTCCCGATTGTTAACGAATTGATGCCTTTTCCAGGTCGGAATGTAGCCGTACGCGTCCGTCCGGGACGCGTACTTGACGAGAAAGCCACGTGACGCTAACGCGTCAAGCACGCGTGAGAAGTCTAAATCGTCGTACGGAAGGACCAAAAGTTTGAGCGTTTTTGGTCGCCAAGGGAAGCGTCCTTCGCGGTCGCAACAGGTCCAAAGTCCGGCGTAGGCTAAGCGTATCGGTAGCGAGGTTTCGACTTCGAGTTGATAGAGTTCTTCGTGTCTGAAAAACTCCGGTTTGATCGTCCGAATACGTTGAAACAACTGCTACCTCCTCAACAGGTAGGTGGGGGCAGCCGGTTGAGGCGGCCGCCCCACGCAGGGTGTTACTCTTAATGGACGCTACGGGACTATACGCCCTTTCGGCGCGGTGCGCTACTATTTTTCGCCCCGGATGCGCTTGAGCAACAACCGGGCCTCGACGTTGCGCTTAACCACCAAAACCTCGTCCCCGCTCTCGATCGCCTCGCATAATTTCAAGAGCATAATGGCGCAGTCCAGAGCCGTCTTCGCCGCCTCGTCGCGCTGTCGTACCAGCTCACTCGTCTTCACGCGGCGTCCGGCCCGTGGGCACGCCGGTAGGCGCGGGCGTCGTTTTCCTCGCACTCGCGGCATGCGCCGCACTCGGGGCAATAGCCGTGACGGCAAAGCGTGCGGTCGCAAGCGCCGCAAACCCCGTTGCGGATTCGCTCCAGGCGGCGGTGTTTCTCGAGGTCGTCGGGTTCGATCATCAGGTTCTCCTGTCCGAAGGCCCACATCGTTTTCCAGTGTAGATGGCAGACCCGGTCGATGCGCCCCCCGCGGCGGAAGAAGAGCCGCCAACGCCGCCAGCACCCGGGCCACCCGCAGAAGTCGCTAATCACGGGCGGGTATCTCCGCGCGCGGCGGTCCGGCCGCGCCTTGCTCGATGATCTCGAGCTGGGCCAAGATTTGATCCAACACGACGTCGCTCAAACCCTCACGCAGCGCACGTATAAACAGTCCGATCATGATCGACTTGTCCTTCACCTTGCGGTAGATCCTCTCGCGCTCGGCGTGAAGCTCCGAATACTCCTCGGGCGTCGAGCAGACGAGGACGAAGCGCGTGCTCTTGCGCTCGTTCCGTATGCGCTTCTTCTGCTCCTCTTCGACGAGCACGACGTGGACGGTTTCGTGTCCGCGGCCTTGACGGGACAAAAAGCGCAGGTATTCGATGGCGGCTTCAACGTTTGGCATTTTCGGTCAAATCGCGTACTTCTACGCCACAATCGCGGCAGCGATCGTAGAATTTCGTCAGCGCCGCGTACTTCACCAGGCGGTGATTTTCTTCGCCTTCTTTCACGGCCGCCGGGACGCGCCGGAGCTCGAGCAGCGCGACGATTTCGGCCGAAGCCGTCACCACGACGTCGCCGTCTTCGCGGCCCGGGTATTCGATGATGAAGACGACCGAGCCTTTGGCAGCTCGGGCGGGTTTGCCAGAGGTGTCGGCCGACTTACCCGCCTCCGCCGCACTCCGAGTCTCCACCCTCACAGTGTGCTCGGAATGGCGCTTCATCGCGGCCTCTTCGGCGGCCCGCTCGTCGGGCGTGAGCCGCGCCAGGTAGTTCGCCACGTCCGGGTCCGCTTCCACCGGCGGCAGATCGAGCGTCCGCCCGTCGTCCGTGCGGGCGTACTCGATCGCACGGCCCTCCGGCGTGAACTCCGGACGGCCCGCGAATTCTTCCCGTATGTATAAGCCGTCCGTTGCCGGATAAGCCGTGCGCGTGACGGCGGCGCGCGCGCACTTCGCGAGCATCAGCCGCGGCATCTTGCGAACCATCGGAGAGTAATCGATCTCGGCGTATATCTCGTCCCAGTAGACGGTCGAAGTCGTCGCTTCGCTCGAGCCTCGCTTCGTCGTCGCGGCACGTGCCCATTCGGGGGCCGTCAGCTTCAACACCGGGCCTTTGCCGTTCTCTTGGTACTTCACCTCGTGGAGCGGCCCGTACTCGACGTCGGAGTAACTCCCGAAGCTGCGGTGATCGCGCGCCGCGATGTGAAGCAACCCGTTGATGCCGACGATCGGGATCCAACGCTTGCCCGACGGCGCCGAAGCGTCGCGCCGCGGCACGAACCATATCTGGCCGCGGAACGGGTCGAGCCGGTAGCGCCGGGCCGTGGCCAGGCAGAAGGCTAACTCGGCGTCCGTGGCGCCGCGGCAGAGCGCGCCCTTGACCAGCTCGACTTCCTCGGCTTTTAACTCCCAGGGGCGCGCGGGCGGGGCCGGGATGCGCACAATGGCCCGTTGCGCGCCGTTGGGCGGCGCCAGCCGGGCTTTCCCGCCCCGCCTCGGCTTACCCCTCGTGTTCCGCCTCGCGTTCGCCATATCGTCTCCTATTCGCTTCCCGCTTTTAGTACTACAGGCGTAGTTCTATTCCTTGATTACCCTGATTCCGCCCACTTCCCGCTCCGTTAAAGCCGGGTCCTTGTCGTGCCGGGCCTTTTCGGCGATCCGCGCCAGGTCGGGTACTAACCACTCGCGCTTGACCTTCCGCGCGTTCACCACCTCGACGCGGTAGCGCGTCACCAGGCGCGCCCCGGGGACCGGCGGCGTATTCGGCTTAACCTCGACGCGCGCCTCCGGCCGCTTACCCTTGTTCAGCCGGGCCTCTTCCCGGGCGGCAGCCTCCTGTTCGGCAAGCCGCCACTTCCGGCAGGCGTCTTCGATCGGCCCGACGACGGCCTCGATCTCGGCGATGATCTTGTCGCGTTGGGCCCTAAGGTCGGCGAGCGCCGCCGCCAACCTTAACCGCTCCGGCTCGGCCAACGCTTCGATGGCCTTGGCGTCCCGACGGCCGCTCGAGACGATCTCGAGCCCGCTTTGGTAACTCGGCAAATCCTTCACCGTGCAGAGCGCCGCGGCGCGCTGCGCCAGGCTTTCGACGGCCATGCGGAACTCTTCGCCGGCAACGATTTGTCCTTCCGTGACGCGGATCAATGCCGTTCCGGTCGCAGTCATTTATTCTCCTATCCTCCCGAGTTTTACTCGAACGTGCTTGGCCCGGTGGCACTCCGGCGAAAGCGCCCGAAGGTTGTCCAGGCAATCGCAGCGGCCCGACGTGCCGCCGCGGATATGATCCATCTCGAATTCGTCCGAGCCGATCGAGAGCGGGCACCCTGCGGCGTGCTGCTTCGCCTGACAGTAACCGCGCGCGCGCGTCCAAACGATCGGGCGCATCCGCGAGCGGTCGCTGCCCTCGAGGTGAAAGTGAACTTTGCCTTCCGAATCGGGCAGTGACATGAACGAGCCGCGCTCCATCAGGAAACGGTTCCGCCGCAACGCCCGCGTCGAGACCAGGTCGCGCTTGAAGCCATGCGGCATCACGCCGCCCCTATAATTTTGCGCATCGCTTCGGCTTGAACCTTGCTTACTTCTCCGCGGGCTTCCATGCGCTCGAGCTGGAGATTGGCGCACACTTGTTCCGTAGAGTTCGAGGGGTTGAGGATCTTAATACGAGTAATAGAGCCACGCGGAGAATAATCCTTCAGCACGAAGATCCCGCGCTTTAAAAGTTCTCGCGAGGTGCTTGTTACTCGATTGCGCATCTTGCGTCGGTTCCCTTCACTGACGCGCCCAAAAAAGACCCTGCACAACGATTCGATCGGCGTCCACTTGTTGACGTCGGAAACGAGTTGTTGCTTGAGATGTTCTTCTAAGGCCACGACGCTAAAGCCGCCCTTGGCGAGAACTCGGTCGCCCACCTTGAACAGCTTCGGTTCTTGCCGCGGAACTAGATCGCTGGTCATCGGATGCATCCTTTCAATTCAGTTTTGGCCCGATTCAATCTGCTCATGGCCGCTGCCGACCCACCTTTGTCAGGGTGGAGTTTGGTGGCCAACACTTTGTAGCCGATGTCGATAATCTGGCCCTTAAGCTGGGCGACCAGCTTGTTTTCCTTATCCCTCTCTTGTTGTTGTCGCTTCAGGTTCTCGATGTTCACCGAGGAAAGAGCGTTCCGCACGGGCTCGTGCCAAACCGGCTGGTGATGCGGGCGCGGGGGGTCCACGGCAGCGCTCAGAGTTGAAAACGAGCGCCGGGGCTCTTTTTGGGTAACTAATACCAATCGCATATACTTGCGGGCAGTCGTTGCGCTGAGCGCGAAATTGCGCTTGAGCCAAACGTCCCATTCGCCACGATTGACTTGCTCTTTGGCCTCGATCAGCATCTCGCCAGCTCGGCGGTAATGCTCGAGGCCAGCTTTCTCGCCTTCTTCGAGTTCTTCTTTGATCAGCGGAACCAGTATGGGTAAGGACCTGACCAGATCGTGTTGCGCGGGTTCGTTCATCGTCTCCTCTTTCCGGCGAGCGCCGCGCGGGCTTCCCGCCACACTTCCTTTAAGTATTCGACGGCCGCGCGAAAGGGCCTCGGTTCGCGCCGTTCGTTGATGATGATCCGCCCGGCCCAGTTGCACTTGTCGCAGCCTTCGCCGATGCACTCGTCGCAGGTTACGGACCAGTAGGGGGTTACGTTCATTGGTCCGCTCCGTTCGCTTTCAAATAGTCTTCGAGTGCGAACATCAGTATCGACGCTACCGAACGGCGCTGGCTCGCCGCGAGCTTCGCGAGCTTGTCGTAAAGCTCGATCGGAATCCGCGTGGCCACGAACGCCGTGTGCGTGGGTTGCTTCTTGGTGTTCTTCGCCATGGCACCACTATACGCTAGCGTTTTGCGAATGTAAATAATTATTTTAAAAAGTTCTTTACACGTAACCTGTGGACGGGGTATACTGCCTTCACCATGCGACAAGGGGGCGGCGGGCAACCCGAACAGACCAAACCCCCTGCGGACGTCCGCCGCCCCAACCCCTATATAACAAAGGAGATAGAGATATGATGGGAGCTTCTTACCAGACCAAGAAAGAGCTCAAGGCGGCCGTCGGGCGGCCGTTGCGCTACGTGGAAACCAGTGCTTTCGGCCCGGAGTATAAAGAAAATGGGAAGTTCGTCGTCGTCGGACCATCGCCGTATCAGCGCACCTGGTACGCGCAGGTCACTATGAAAGACGGCCTGATCGAGAAGGTGAGCTGACGATGATCTTGATCGAAGCCCAGCTCGCGATCGTGATCCTCGTGGCCGCCGTGATGATGCTGTGGGCGGACCTATGACGCGCGACGAACTCATCGCCATCCGCTCGAACGAAAACCTCGAGGCGCTGCTCGAGTGCCTGGCCCGGCGCCGGTGTCGCATGCCGAATTGCGGCCGGTCCACGTACGGGAGCCTGTTCCTCACCATCTGCGACGAATGTTTATACAAACCATTGTTCGAAGAGAGGGAAGACCAGAATTAGGCCGAAATTCGGCCGAGGGACGGCAAGACAGCCGGTGGATTTTAGACATCCTTTGCCCCGGCCGAATCGCGGCGTCAGGCGCCGCCCGAAGATGGCCAGACGTGAGGAGGGGAATCGATGAGCTCTCAACCTTCGCTTTTCGGCAATCCACCGCGGCTCGTACCAACCAAGCGCCCGAAGACTACTCTCGACGGACGCTTCGACGACTGGGCCGCCGAGAACCCCGAGATCGTCGAGCTCTTCCTCCGCTACGCGCGCGAGGCCCGCGCCTCGGGCCGCCATTACGGGATAAAGGCGATCGCCGAGCGCGTCCGCTGGCACGTGACGGTGGAGAAGCGCGAGGATTACAAGATCAACAACAGCTACATGAGCCGTCTGTCGCGCCTGTTAGTGCGCGTCGATCCCGACCTCGTCGGTCTGTTCGAGTTCCGCAAGCTGAAGAGCTAACCGCCGTTCGCCTTCGGCGGCTTGAACCTCTCGAACTTCGTGCCGATCAGCGAGAACAGCCGGTAAAGCCACTTGAGGAAGTAATTGTTGCCCGTGTAGACCGGGATCGCGCTCGAGATCGCGCCGAGTATCCAGGCGGACAACGCCCCCATCTCGAATCCGGTCCGCAATTCGTGCGTCATTTTGGCTTCGGCGGATTAGGTGGAATCCGCGGGGCCTGAGTCCCGGGAGGAGGTATTTCTTTAGAGCTCACTTTGTTCGATGCCGCCGACTCCTGGCCATCCTCGGACTCGGCCGTCACGTACCACTCGTAGACGCCGATCTCGGGCTTGGCGAAGACCAGGTAATACGTCGCCGTCGTCGTCAGCATCTTGCGGAACTTGTCCCCGTTGAAGTTGACGTAGAGGTCGTACCGTGCGGCGGCCGCGCTCTTGGTCCACTTCAGCGTCGGCAACTTGGCGTCGGCGTCCCAACTCACCTTTACCGTTTCGGGGGCTTTGCCCTTTTGCGCGGGCGCGGCGGACGCCAGGAGTAGAATCAGGACGAGCGGCCTCACGGGGCCACCGGGTGGTGCGTCACCATGCCGAACAGCGCGTAGACTACGTAGATGGCCGCCACCACGATGACCAAGACCTTCACGATTTGCTTGACGGTAGCGTCGAGCGCCGGGAAGGCTTGAACCCCCCAGAGTATGATCCCGGCGACGACTACGACCAAAATAATCTGCAACAGATCATGCGGCATCGGCAGTCTCCTTACGGACCAGTGTCGAGCGGGTGCGGATATTGATACGGCTTGTAATACTGCACCCACGTATCCTTGCCTGCGCACACGAACAGTGTGTTCGTATCTGTCTCCCAATACCCCACCCCCGGACTGTTTCCCGCGGGATAGGTTGCGGGGTTCATCGTGCAAGTTAATGGCCGGGAAGCGTGAGTTCCCGCGCCCGTCCCGCTGGTCCCGTTAAACACCGTGGTGTACGGGAAGTCGTCCCGGTTCGCCGCGGGCGCCGTTCCGTTGAAGTTCATGTTCAGCGCCATCGCCGTCGCAGCAGCCTTGGTCTCGAGCCACTGGTACCACGGCTCGAGTTTCTGTCTGGGCCAGGTCGCCGGACAGGAGCCGAGCGTCGAGTTCGCCTTTCCGCATCCCGATCCGTGCCCCGCGGGCGGCAGCCAGTCGCCGGAAAGGAGGTCGCCCTGTCCGCGCCCTACTTCATCGAAGCAAGCGTACCCGGTCGCGTCCAGGTTCTGATCGATGGGAGAAGATTTCCCGGAGGAACCCACTCCGCAGTACCCGGGCCCGGTCGGATAGGGAGTCGCCGCGTGCCCGCTCGCGAGCTCGCGCAGTACCCGGAACACGATCACGTTCGAGTAGCCTGCCGTATAAGTGTTGCCCCAGTCCACGCCCGTGCCGCCGCCGATCTCCCCGCCCGCGAACTGATTGTTGGCCGGATTGGGATTGTGGAAATAGTTGTGATATGCCTCGATCGCCCGGCAGGTGCGTTCGTTCTCCGTGCCTTGACCTACGCCGTGCGATTGGTACGCTCCCGAATACCCCACGACGATCAAACGGTTGTAACGCAGCACCATCCTCCCGCCGTTCTTGCAATCGTTCGCGAAGCCACCGTTCATCAGGTTATCTTCGATGAAGATGAATTGCGAACTGCCCAGATTGGCGGGTTGATTGAACTCTTTGTCTCCGTAGCCGGTCCCGTTGTACACCTTCACATTGTTGTTCTGCTGCGGCGCCTCGAACAGGTTGTGATCGATCACGCCGTAGACTGGCGAGTAGTTTAGCTGAATGGCCGTTCCGGCGTTCTGCGGCGAATACGTGTTGAAGTTGAAGCGGCAGTGGTCCACGCGCAGGCCCGGAGTTCCGCCGCCCACATTTATGACCCCGTTGAATTTCGCCTGTCCGGTTCCACCTCTGAAAGTGAGCCCCGTGATCCGCAAGCTGTTCGCCGCCCCCGCGCTCAGCGTGAGGACCGGCTGGCCACTCGCGAAGCCGTCTACGAGGACCGTATTGTCCGTTGACGTGCAGCTATAGGTGGAGCTGCCGGGAGTCCCGGTGCAGTTCACTATCGTGTTGCCTTGGAGCGTCACGCTCGCGACCGCCGCGGGAACCGTCAGCGTCTTGTTGGCCGTCCAGGTCGTGGTGCAGTTCGGGAACTTGAGCACGTAGGAGCCGCTGGACATCTGCCCCCAAGCGTTCGCGAGAGCCGTTTGGCTGCAGTCGGACAAGTTGATCGTCGATCCGCCGCCACCTCCACCGCCGCTCGAAGCGCACTGATACACCGCCGTGCCAGCCATCAAGCCAGGATAGGTTGCCGTGACGGTGAACGGGCCGCCCGATTGCGCGCAGGAGAATGTCGTGGTCAGACCCGAAGTTGGAATGATCGAAGCAACCCCTCCGCTCGGAGCGATAGACCAATTTGCCGAATAACCGTTGCTCGCTACGTTCCCGATCGCCTTCACGGTCAGTGGCGATCCGACCTGCACCGGAATAGGAGTCGCGCCGTTATTAGGAACTACGATCAACGAGTAGTTAGGATCGGTGACCGTGAACTGGATCGCAGACGATGCCAGGCCACCGTTGTTGACAGTGACCGGATAGTTTCCCGCGACCGCGTAGAGACTGGTGGGAACGGGGGCGGAACAAGACGTCGCGCCGGGGCAAGTGGTGGTGAGCGCCGTCGATCCCCACTTGATTACCGAATCCGCCTCAAAGCCTGTGCCTGTCGCTGTAATCGAAAGGCTCGTGTCTGGTACAGAAGCAGTGGTTGGAGAGATGGAACTCAGCACTGGAGGATTGGCTGTGCCTGCGACAGTGACAGGAACGGATCCGGAAGATTGGCCGCTGGTTGTGTTAACTACCTTGACCTGGAGAGTTCCCGCGGTTACGAGCGATGCCGATGGCACTGTGGCATTCAGTTGCTTGTCGGAAAAGAATGATGTCTGCAAATACTGTGTGCCACCAAGCATCGCCACCGAGTCTCTATCGAAGCCCGAACCTGTGAGCAACAGTTGGGTGTGCTCGGAGCCAGCAGCAATGGTGGACGGATAAACGGAGTCCAATATAGGCGCAACACCAGCCTTGGGACGCAGGAAAAGATAGAACAACCCGGCGAGAACGATGGCTGTCCCGGCGACGTAGAGCGCCTTCTTGCTGTGTATTAGCTTCTCAGTGTCCATGACCATCTCCTATGGTCCAGCCAAAGGATGAGGGTATTGGTACGGCTGGTAATACTGCGTCCACGTGTTCGTAGCAGTGCACACGAAAAGCGTATTGGTGTCCGTTTCCCAGTAACCTACGCCTGGACTGTTGCCCGCAGGATAGGCTATAGAGTTAGCTGTGCATGTTGCAGGCCGTGAAGCGTGAGTTCCTGCGCCCGTCCCGCTCGCCCCAGTGAATGAAGTCGTGTATGCGAAGAAATCCTTGTTTGCCACGACTGAGCTGCCATTGAATACCACGCTAGTGGCCATGTTCGTAGCAGCATCTTTGGTTTCAAGCCACTGATACCAAGGTTCTATTTTCTGTCTGGGCCATGTGGCGGGATTCGTGCCTTGAGTCGTATTGGTTTTACCGCTGCCGCCATCAACAGGCCAGTTCCCGGCAAGTAAGTCTCCCTGCCCTCGACCCACAATATCGAAACAGGCATAGCCGGTAGCATCTGAGTTCTGATCCATTGGGGAGGAACTTCCATTCGAACCCGTGCCGCAATAGCCAGGACTCTGAGGATAAGCGGACATTGCGTGAGCGGCCACTTCCCGCATGATTCTGAATACAGTCACGTTCTGATAGCCTGCGGTATAGGTATTCCCCCAGTCCATTCCGGTGCCGCTCGACACCTCGCCCCCAGCATATTGTGAGTTCCCCGTCGGATTAGGATTTTGGAAGTAGTTCTTGTAAGCCTCGATGACTCTGCACCCGCGTCCACTGTTCCCTTGTCCAACACCATGAGACTGATACTCGCCAGAATATCCCACTACAACCAAGTGGTTGTAGCGCAGGACCATGCGCCCGCCATACTGGCAATCGTTCGCAAACCCTCCGTTGAAGTAGTTAGATTCTATGAATATCGCCTGTGAACTCCCCAGATTGGCTGGCTGGTTGTAGTCAACATCCCCACCGCTCGACCCGTTATAGACTTTCACCATGTTGCCTTGGTTCGGGGCCTCGAAAAGATTGTGGTCAACCACTCCATAGACTGGCGAAAAGCTGAGCAGGATTGCAGTGCCGTTGTTCTGCGTGGCCGACGTGTTGAAGTTGAAATGGTTGTGGTCCGCACGAAAGCTTGAAGTGCTGCCGCCGACGGCAACTACCCCGTTGAATTTCGCCCCGCCTGTTCCGCCGTTGAAAGTCATCCCAGTGATGCGTAAACTCCCCGTGGATCCAACGCTGAATATAACAGCCCTGTCGTTGCCTGAAATGTTATCCACGATCACTGTTCCGCTCGTGCCATTGGCGTCTGCACAGCTATAAGTCGAGCTGCCCGCTGTGCCTGTACAGTTCACAGTCGTTCCACCTTGAACTGTTACGGTAGCTCCAGAGGGGACCGTGAGAGTGGTAGGAATGCTGGCCCACTGTCCCGAGGTGCTTGGGCAAGGAGACGGGAAAACTATGATGTAGGCTGCGTTGGCAGCCACCGAACTCCACTTTGATTGCAACTGTGCTTGGCTGCAATCAGTCATGCTCAAGATCGTTCCCGAGCCGCTGCTAACACAATTTAGCGAAGCTGGATTGACCGATGAAATTCCCGTATTCGTAGCGGTTATTGATACCGTGCCCACCGCGTTGCAGGTAGCCAGACCAGCATTGGTGATCGTGGCAAACAAGGTGTTAGAGCTGCCCCAATTCGTACAGTTGTAAGCGTTCCCGCTTTGAGTTCCGACGCAACTATATTGCTGCTGTCCTGGCGGGTTGATGACTAGAGTTCGCGTCGTGGGATTGATCGAAAGAGAGGTGTCCGTGGTGGTTGAAGTTACGGTGAGCGTGGCCGCGCCTGTGGGGGAACCGCCCGCGTAGGTGCCTGTAATCGTCGTGGTGCAAGTGGTCGTAATGGTCAGGGCGGTTATAACCCCGGTGGCACCATTGACAGTGGCGCAGGAAAGATTGCTGGAAGTAGAGGTCACGGTCCCGGCCGGTACTGTTGCTCCGGTAGCCGTAAGGGCTAAGCCTGCCGTGACCGCATAACCATTCGACGTGGTGTTAATGACGTCGGCAGCCCCGGAGCTGGTGTTCAACAAACTGGTGGCCGCCGTTTTCTCGCTATTCGGCAGAGAATTTTGGGCTTCCAAGGTATAAGGAGAATTTACTGAAGCGATGCTGCCGCCATTCACCGCCCAACCTCTTAGAATCGCGTCCGTAGTTCCAGTGGGACTCAGGGTCGCGCCTGTTATGGCTGTAGCTAAAGTTAGCCGCTTAACAGTTGCTGCTGTATCAAATGACCATGTTCCGTTGCTTGGTGCCAATTCCCAATAATAAACGTAAGTCTGCGAAGAACCTGAGAAGGTAATAGGTATAGATGTCATTCCCGCTGGGGCCGTGGCATAGGCACAGCTTACCGTTGAAAACACGTTGGTGTTGTCTGTGACCGAGCAGCCGCCGGGGATAGTCCAGGTAGCTGATCCCCCAACCGAAAATATCGGTGAGTTGTTTGCAGCCATGATGACCAAGGCGTTGCCCGAGGTAGTGGAAGGAACCGTGATTGTGATGCTGGAACAAGCAGTCGTGCAGCTATTTCCAGTAGCGGAAGATGGTCCGTGAGTTGTTGTCCAAGTGCCGCTCGCGGTTCCGCCAGGAGCAAGAGGAAGGTTAGCCGTGGAACCATCATTGTAATTTCCTGTATAGCTGACCGTCGTCGTGCCCCCGCTTGGAATGCTTGATTGGGCCAGATTGGCAGTCATCGAGGAAAGACTGGCTACCGTGATTCCAGAGGAAGCCACAAAGTCATTCGACAGTGGTGTCGGACTAGTGGAATCAACCACATGTACGGTGAAGCTGGAACCGGCTGCCGCCGTGGTAGGTATGCCAGTGAACAGACACCCGGTGTCGCCGCCAATATTGGCTTGGGTTATCCCGGCCGGCAGCGATCCCAGACTGATCGTACAGGTATAAGGAGCCGTGGCTCCCGTAGCCGTAATTCTGACTCCTTGACCAACGCCTTGGGAGCCATTGACCCCGGTCGGAGCCACTGAATAGGATCGCAGAATCTGCCCGTTGGGCAGAGGATTTGTGTTTTGAATTGTGACGCTGCCAGTCGCTCCGACAACCGTCGCGACAGCCGTACCAGTGAGGCTTAAGAAAGCGGCATTCACGTTGCAAGTCCCAACCGTCGTTCCCGCCGTGAAGAGTCCCGTAGCTGCACCTACCGTGCTTCCAGTGCAGCCACCAGTACCACCCGAGGGTGTCCATGCCGCCAATGTGGTTACGTCGATAGTAGTGTTGTTGCTGTAAGCCGCCGAGGCCGCAAATTGCTGCGTCGCAGATTTGTTTACGTTCGCCGTGAGCGGGCTGACTGTAATCAAGGAAAGATTGGCAACAGTTATTGCAATCTGTTTTTGCTCTACCTTACCCTGGGAATCTACCCACTTAACGGTCCAAAGCGCAGTTCCTGCCGTGGGAGTTGCTCCAGAGATAGAGGCAGTTCCACCAACCGTCAATATAATACCTAGCTGTGTGGCCGTTCCGCTTACGCGCGTCCACGTAACTGAACCGACCGCTCCGACTGCAACAAAGTTTCCGCTGCTGTACGATATTCCTTCCTGCGCATTTGTGTTGGGGATGGTGATATCAAGGAACGGTTGGGCGCAGATACCGGAATGACCCGCAGTAGTGCCGCATTGCGCTCGGGCCAGCAACGGGAAGGCGAGAAGCAGTAACAACAGCCTGTAGATCGTCCGCATCATTTGTGGAAAGCCGATATCAAAATAATGTACTTGGTTCCGCTCGTGCTGAGCGTAGTCGCCGGCGTGATGGTTGCTATAGTCTGCTGCTGATACGAAGCCATGTTGCTGGCCGATACGTTAAGATATGTAAGCAAGGAACCATTACTCTCCGTACCCGACCCCGCCCAACTGCATCCTATGAACAATTCGTTATTCTGCGAAACGGTCATGGTAGTCGGGGAATTGCACTTCATGTTGTTCGTGCCCGTGCCGGAAGTGGTAGTGCCGTCTGTATCCTTGCAAGACGAATCAAGTGGTGAAGCGGCGTTGCCGGTTATCAGAGCTGCTTCGCAGAATATGTTGGCTGAAGCGGAATTCCGGCAAGTAACCGCGTCGGTCCCAGAGCTGCCGGAGACGGTATAATATGTGCACATTACTTCATTTGCTAAGTCGGTGGTAGATTGTATGAAGCCGTAGCTATTTCCAAGCGTATCCGTAGGGTTGGTGCCGGTGCACGTACCCCCGAAGCCCGCTAAGGTTTGGACGAAGATCAGCTTGCCGCTGGTCGGATTAGTGGAGAAGTTGCCAACGGTGCAGGATGTAACGGTGCTACAAAACAGCGATTGCCGATCCACGATCGTTGGCCCGGTGTAGCCAGCCACCGTGACTTTCCTGTGTCCGCCCGTACTGATGACGGCATCCTGAGCAAACAGGGAAAGAGTCAGCCCTGCGAACACGACCGCCGCCCTTATTGCGTAAAAGCCACGACCCATGTTGATTGCTTGCTCGCTCCGTCAGAAACAAACGTAAACTTGATGTAATCACCGCTCGCTATCGTCGTCGTCGCGCTCTGAGTTCCCGACGCAAAGGCGTTCGTGCAGGTGACGGCTCCAGTTAGGAGACCGGTGCCCGCTCCGTTCGTGGCGTTCAGCGTCGAGGTGCCGTTGTTATCCGTCAGACACTTGATGCTGGTGATCGTCCAGGTTACGCCACTGTAGTTATAGCAGGTATATTGCAGGTAGGTGCCGGACGTGATGGCGTTCAAACCGTCGCCGATGCCCGGCTCGCAGCCGAGTTTGCTATATTGAGCGGCGAGTTGCGTGGCCGTGACCGTGTTGTTAGTCATCATTGCGCCGGTCACGGACGAGCAAGTGCCCACGGCAGTAGCTTGGGCAATGGCTGTTACAACCTGGTTGGTGCAAGATGTGGCTGCCGAAAGAGTTGGATTCGGATACGTTCCCCCGAGTGCGCCACCCGCTGCACCGGACGGCGCTCCCGCCGCCCCACCGTCCGCCAAGCATGGATAGTTGGTGCCGAATACCGCAAGGTGGCCAGCCACAGGGGATGTGCTGCATTGCAGGGCGAGATATTGCCATGCGGAAGCCAGCACGTTATAAGACATATCGGCCGACTGAGGACCGCATGTGAAGATTCCTCCTATTGTCGGAGGGCTGATGGACGGAGGAGTGTTGGCGGCAGTGCAGGGAAAGAACAGGTTGGGGCCATTGAAGTCGAAGGCATTCAGATACAATATGCTAATCGGATTCGCCAGACTGCCTATCGTCTTGGAGTAAAAACCCCCTCCCGAAAGCCACTGCGCGAACAAAGTTCCCGTACCGTTGTCCAGCACGGCGGTCGTGGTAGTCGAGATAGTATTTATATCTACGGAATTCCCGGTCGAAGCCGCGTCGGAGATCTTGATGCCCACGCCGCCGTCGCCCGTCGGGTTGTTGAAGTTCGATATGTTGTTCCGCGAGAGGTCTACGTTGTTGCTGTTCGTCATGACGATCGCCGGGACCGTGCCGCCCGACCCCAGACCGGGGATGATGTTGTCGCTCACGGAGCTGTTGCTGATGTTCGATACTACGATGAAGTTTTGGGCGACGGCCGTCGTGGCGAAGTTGCGCAGCGTGTTCCCGCGGACGAAAATTTCCGAGGACTGCCCCGCCGTCGTGTTGCCGACGATCGAGATGCCCGTCGACGCAGTGGCCGTGAAGCTGTTCGGCTGACACTCGTTGTCGATGATCATCAACCCGAACATCTGTATCGCCGCGCCGTTGTCGCTCGTTATCGAGATGCAGCCGTTGTTCGACCCGAACGAGTTGTTGTCCACGTGCGAGTAAGTCAAGTTCCCCGAGGACGACGCTTTCAGTTGGATATCCCAACCGACGCTCGCCGTCGGACCGTTGCCGCCGAAGATGTTCTTGTCGATGTACAGGCTCGAACCGCCGTTCGTGAAGTTGATCCCGCCCAGCAGGCCGTTCGCGAAGATGTTGCTCATCAGATAGACCTGGCTGAGGCTGGTCGACGAAGAGTAGACCAAGTACCCGCCGGTGGTTTGGTTGGCGCGGTTCCCGTCGACGTAGCAATACTCCAGCGTCAAGGTTCCACCGGCAGCGATGGTGATGACGTTGGCGTTCGAGGCGTTCGGAATCGTTATCGTGGTCGAGGGAGTTCCGTTCGGCTGAGCGCAAATGATGTGCGTCGGCTTACTGATTGTTACAGCCCCGGCGTACGACCCGGCCGCCAGGAAAATCGAACCCCCGGCCCCGGGCAGTGCGTTCTCGGCAGCTTGAATCGTGGCCTTGGCCTGGTTGTAGGACAGTCCGTTGTTGGAATTGTTCCCGTACGTGGTGACGTACATCACGCCGTCCGTCGCGCTCGGGATGTTCGACGACAAACCGGGTATGACGACGTTCGCGCTGCCCATGCCGCACAGGCTGCCGACCGGGCAGCTGGTATCGTAGCTCTTCAGGTTGTCGTAGTAGTCGAGCACGGTAGTGTCGTCGAGTCCGAGCGTGGCGGGGATGTAGTTGATCACCAGCCCGTAGACGTCGGTGCGGTTCGCCGCGGTCGCGCGTACAAACCCACCCAGCTCGCAGGTCGTCGAATCCGAGCCCCACTTCACGTAGCCGGAAAGCCAGACGTAATTCGTGGCCACCGTGAAAATATCGGGCTGGAGGTACGGGTAATAATTCGCGCGGGCAACCGATGACGCCGTGCACGCGCCTCCGGTCATAGACCAAGAGAACGGTGTGTTGCCCGTGAAAACACCGCCATCAGGCGCGCGGAACCAGCCGCCGTAGAGCACCCAGTCCCCCGCGTGAAATACACCCGTGACGTCGTAAACCGTCGCACCGCCGAACGGAGAGATGGTAGAGGAGATGCGCGTCGCGTTCGCCGCCCCTATCGGGTCGCCGGTCGAAGCGAGGGTGGTCGTTCCACCCGTGTTGTAGGGAATCCAAGACGCCTGCGGAATCGAGACGTTGGCGTATTGAACCGGCTCGAGCGGGAAGGTGCGCTTCACCTGGTCGAGTTCTCCCATGACGCGCTGCCTTTGATAGCCCAGTTGTCGGTTGTTGATCGCGTCGGCCAGCAAATCAAAGCCATCGACTTTGTTCTGGCTGAGCAGAAGCATGGGACCTTTTACGGGAGCTTGCTGGCCCTGAACACCATTTACGACCACATCGTTGGGAGCCGCAGCATCTACCCTGACCGCGTAGGATGGCGGCGTGGCGGCACCGCCCGCACAGTCGGCGTTCGTGATGTGCTCGAACGTGTAGTGATTGCCCTGAGAATTGTCCAGCCAAACGACCGGATCACACACGCCGCCGGTCGAGCTGTCCAGCTCGGCCCATTTGATATCTAACCCATTCACTTGACCGCCGTAGATTCTGATGCCCGAGTCACCACCAATAGAAACGTGATCGAGCGTTGCGATGCCCAGGGCCTTCAGCGACATCGCCGAGCGTCGGTAGCTGCCCACGGGCTCGTTGTTGTTCGCTTCCGCACCGATGTAACTGAACCATTGCCAATAGCCGCCGACGACGTCCCAGTCGGGACCGAACCCGGCCGTATTATTGATCAGCGGATAAACGTGGTCGAAAAGAATCGAGGAGTTGTAGCACAACCCGGTGCGGTCGTTGTTACTGCACTCGCCGTCGACCACGCCGCGGCCCGGGTACTTGAACGCCATGTTGCGGAACGTCATCTGCTGAAAAATCTGAGAGAGCCAGATGCCCGGTTTGTTGTTACTTGGCCCGCCCGCGTTGGATAGCAGCATCTGGCCGGTGCCGTCGCCCTGAACAATGAGCGGTCCATAGTTTTCCTTCATCCAGCAGGTGGGCGGAGTGCTGAAGTTCGGATCTCCTGGACCCATAATGTAGAGTCCCGAGTTCGCGTCTTGAGCGCAGGCGTACGTGTTGTCGGCGTAATAGACCGTCCCGGCCCCCTGCGTGTACGGCGGACCGGCGCAAGAACCTCCGGGAAGCGCGCAGATGGCGTTGTCGATGTTTAGTTTGGCCGTGCCCCAGGTGGTGCCGTCGTTCGCGTTCGATCCCCAGGGCGCGGCGTAGCGGACGGCGGCGGCGGTGGGAGTAATCGGAACGTAACTCGTCGACGAAGCTGGCCCCCCGATGCCGCACACCGTCGCCACCGGGCAGTTGTTCGCGTACGGAACGACGGTCGAGGCGTACATGAATGCCTCGTTCGCACTCATCGCCCCGGCCGTAGCGTGATTGAAAATCGGCGCGTAATACTCGATCGCGTGCGTCGTATCGTAGGGGCCGTAGAAACCGACGAAAACGGGGCTGCTGGTTACCGAGGTAACATAACAGACCAGGTAGAGCAAGTCCCACTGACCGTCTCCGCCCACGATCGGCTGCCCCGAGCCGCTGTTGCAACTGAACGATCCACCAACCTGCGTGATCAGTATGTTCCCGGGAATCCCGTTGGCCGTCTGAGACCTCGCCCACACCTTGGCGACGAACACGTCGCCCACGCCCACGGTCATATTCGTCTGCGGCATCAGGTAAGCGTACTGCGTGCCGGACGTGGAAACGAACCTCGCGGCCCCGGCGGTGCCGTCCGGCGCCGTAACGCCGGTAGTTACGGTGGTGCTGCCGCTGTTCGTAACGCTCGTCATCGTGGTGGTGGCCAGGTTCGGAAAGCGCACGGCGGCGGGGGCGAACATCCTAGAGGTATCTTCGCGGAAGCCGACCGGGTGACCGCTTTGAAAGCCCACTTGACCTTTCAAGAGCGGCGACGCTTTCTCGTAGGCGGCCTGATAGTCGTTGCCCAGGATCGTCATAGGGCCGAGAGTGTTCAGGTTTATTCCGAACCCCGAAGGGTCGTAGCCCTGAACCCCGTTGACCACCAGGTTGCCGTAGACGGCTTCGTTCCTCACGGCCGGGATCACGTTCGGGCCGAAATAGTCCTGCAGCTCGATCGCTTCGATCTCGCAATCGAGGCACGGGCCGCCGGTGGCGCCGTGCGAAGTAAACCATACGCCGGGCTCCACGTTCGTCCCGAAAGCCTCGATGTCCAAAGCACGGACGCGGATCGAGGCGAATCCCGTGTCGACGTAATACTTCACGCCGCCGCCGCAGTACCACCAGTTGTTGTCCAGCTGCCAGGCGAACGATTGCGTGTTCCCGAGCCCGGCGCTGATCAAGATGTTCGCACCACCGTCCGAGCCCGGCGTGGCGCCGCAATCGGTCGCCAGCGTGGTATGATCCATATAGTTCTGAAACGAATTCTGCCCCTGCTTGATCGTCGGACCACCGGTGCCGTTGTTCGTGGTGACGATGATCGCGTCGTTCGTGAAGTGCATCGAGACGGATCCACCCGTGTTGGCACCCGTCGAGTCGTAACCCATCTGCACGGGTTGCTTGCTTCCGAAGGTGATGTTCTCGATGGTGACGCCCGAACCGTTCAGCACCACCATCGTCGTCGGGGCCGTGCCGCTGACCGTCAGACAGGATTTGCCGCCACCGGTGGACAGCGAGGCGTTCAGCTCGCGGCTGACGCCAACTATCGTTATCGCTTGATTTCCCGCGGCGACGTGCATCCAGCCGTTCGGCGGGCTGGCGTAATTCGGGTCGCCCGCGCCCATAAAGCCCAAGCCGACGGGCGGAGACGTGTAGGGGTTCCAGAGGGCGCAGTTCGCCTGCCCGTTCGAAAGCACTTCGACCACTCCCGTCCCCGCCGTGGGAGGCGAGACCGCCCCGCCCGGCAACGCCTCGAGCGCAGCTTCGACGGATGCTTTGCACGAACCGCGGCCTTTGCCGTCGTTCGAGTCGTTACCGGACGACGAAACGCATTGATACGCATTCGTAGCTATTTTCGGATCGAACGAACCCACCGTGGGCGTCCCCGACGTGACCGGCCCCGGGACGGCGATGCTCGTGCCGCCCGCGTTCGTCGTGATGCCCGACGGCCCCACCACCGCGGCGGTCCCCGCGTTCGTGTAGAACGGCAGACTGAATTGCGCTCCGGGACTGACCGTGCCCGAACCACCTCCACCGGCGGGCGTCGAGCAACCGAGAACTAACCCGGCCCCCAGAGACGAGGCGAACTGACCGGGAGAGCAAGAACTGCCGGCCGGAACGTCCGCCGCGGCGAGCGTGTGGCCGGTCCATACTCCACCGACGACTTGCAGAAACTGACCGGCCGACGGCACCCCCGAAGCCACTGGCGTGTTCCTGATGCCGACTACCGTTTGACTGGTCGGTGATCCGCTCAGGTCCCCGGCCGCGACGAACCCGCCGCCCCCGCCGCCGCCGCCGTTGGCCACCCAAGCGGTGCAGTTGTTATTCGACGAAGCTTGGCAAATCCGTTGACTGAGCAGCGTCACGTTGTAGTAGAAAGCCCCGATCACGACGCCCGTCAATTCCTGATCGCCGTAAGCCGTGACCGGCTGCGTGGCCGTGAACAGGTTTATCCGTATCGAAGGGGGCGTCAACGTCACCGTCTGCGGCGACGTCGTTGCCACCGTAACCTGTTGCGTGTAGCACGGTGAGCTCGCCTGCGGGCAAACCTGAAACACCCAGATCGAATCGGCCGGTATAATGTTCGCGTTCGCCGGCAGCAAGATCGTCGCCGTACCGGTGGCGCTCAACGCGCCTTGCTGCGGTGCCGTCGAGCCCCCTCCGCCCGACACCGTGTATATTCCCGACGGGTTATTGCCGATCCGCATGGTCAACGACACCGACCACGTGCCGTTATTCCACGTCTGATTGTCCGGCGTGTCCCGGACCGTCAGATTCACCGTCGTTTGGGCCGTCAGACGACCGGCGAACAAGAGCAGAAAGAGCAGCGGAAGTACCTTATTCGTCGTCTTCGCCAAGATCTTCAGGGTTTGCCTCATCATCGCCGCCGTCCGACTCCGGTGCCGTGTTTACTTCGTACTCTTCCCCGAATTCTTCGTACGTCTCGAGTGGCATCATGCCGCTATCACGCCAGTGTTCTTCTCGACCTCGACGACGCGGTCGTCCCAGAGTTCGATCATCGCCGGGTCCTTCGAGCAGGTGACTTCCAACGGCAAGTTGATGTTCCCCGTGATCCAGTTGTAAACTTTCACGAGTTCGGCGGGACCGAGCGCGGCACGCGCCGTGACGATCCTCACCTCCCGACCGGCGGCGACGCGGCGCCTTAACTTCTCGACGGCCGGTCCGATCGGATCGCCTATCTTTATCTGCCCTTTGCGGTGTTTGGCCAGCGTTCCGTCGAGGTCGAAACCGATCCAGCCGGGCAATTCCGGCTCGCCGGAAAGAATCCGCACGAGCTCGCGGTAGTCCGCGAGGAATTCTTCGGCGAGGTCGACGCGGTATTGAACCTCGGGAATCTTCAGCCGCCCGGAGATTTCGTACGCGCGCGCGAACGCTTCGCCGATTACTCCACCGCGGCCGTTCACCACGCCGAGGATGCCGAACCCGCCCGAACTCCGGAGCTCGTCGTCGTCGAGCCGCACGTTGTACGGATAAAACCACCGCTCGTCGCCTCGTTCGAATCCTCGCAACGGCACACCTTCTTGCGCCTCGTATCTTGTAGATGGATAAGGGGATAGCGTCAACCTGACGCCCGCGGCGTAACCGTCGTAGAGGACCGCTTCTGATGCTGTGCCGCGCGCCGAGGCGCTTAAAAAAGCTCCGAAGTCGAACTCGCACAGACCGCACAGCAAGGTCGGGAGCGCGTCGTATCCGAAGCGCGGCGTGAATTCTAAACCGTATACTCCGCGCTCGTTCACCACGGCGTTCACGTCGAGGGGCCCGACGTAACACCTCTCGCGGAGAAGTTCGGTCAGCGGAGCGAGAGTTTCTTCTACGATCGGGTCGCGCCAGTCGCAACGCCAAACGACGTTCCCGGAACAGCCTCCCGAGGGCCCCAAATCTCCGGCGAGGAAGTGCTTCCGCTCGAGCGTGTGATTAAACATGCCGTCGACCCAGTTCTCGCCGTCGAACCAGCCTTCCGTCGAAACCGCCACGCCCTCGACGAATTCTTGAACCGTCAATTCGATTTCCCCGGCCATGTGGGTCTTCGCCCACTGCTCGAGCATCTTCGCGGCGTCTTCCGGGTCGCTCGCCACGTAGGAAGGAAGGTTGCCGCTTAGGGCGCCTTCCGGTTTAAGGACAACCTTCCCGCCCCCGGCCAGATCATCCACCCCCTTCCGGGCGTCCTCCCAGGAGGTCACCCGCTTAGATTTCGGCACGAGCATCCCCGACCGCGACATCACCTCTCCCGCGAATTTCCGGTCGCCCTCCAGGCGGTCGGCGAACGCCGAACCGCCGAACACCGCCCGCCCGGACTCGCGGAATTGATCCATCAAGACGCCGAAGCCCGTGCAATCGGCCACGACCGTCTCGCCGTACTCGTAATCCCCGGCGAAATCGATCAAACCTTTGCCGTGCTTTTCGGCCGTCGGGTCGCGCGGCCACAACCGCGCTTCGTGGCCTTCCATCTTGAGGCGCAGAGCGAGGCCGACGCCGTCGCCAGCCTCGCTGAGTATGAGGAAGCGAGCCATTCTCCCGTAGTCACCGCTTTACTTGTAGCTGGTTGGTTTCTTTTGCCCGTATTGGCGCACCACGCTGCCCACCGGGTGATCCTGTATGCCGGTGCGCGTGCGCGCCTGCGTGAACTCCGTCGCCCCGCCGCCGATCGACGTGGCTACGGGCGCCCCGCCGACGTCCGTGCCGCCGTCGCGGACCGGAGAAGTCGACGTCTCGCCGTCGATCACCACGCTCGCTTCGTTGGCGAACCGCTTGGCATCCTCTCTGTTGCCGAAAAAGCTCATAAGAACCTCCTTTCGTCCGTCACTATACTATTTCTCTAATGCCCTGTGTCTTGCGGCTTTCCGTTCGGATGATGCTTTAATCCGAACGTGCGGTCGCCCCACACGTACTCGGAATTCTGTATCCCCGTACGCGTCCGCCCCATGTCGCTGTAAATCTCGACGAGCTTGGTCGGCTCGGCCTCGATCGGCTCGTCGACGCTTTGCTTCGACAACGACGTCTTTTTTCGGTCGTCCGGCTTGCGGATGTCCGCGATCGGAACGTGTTCGCTCATTTTACTCTCCTCCCGCAACGCGCTATAATACGGGAATGATTACACTTATCGTCGTACTCGGCCAAGTCGCGATCGGCGTCATCGTCGGCCTCATCGTCGCGCTATGGCCCTCCCGGGACGGCGTCGGCCGCATCTTGCCCCGCTCCACCGGCCGCCAAAACCGTTTTTAAGAACCTCGGTATGTTCTCGATCGGGTCCCGCCCGGCCAGCGTCTGTATAAACTTACCCAACCGCGTCGCCCCGCCCGGACTCTCGACGGCGCGCTTGGTCATCACGGCCGCGGCCGCGCCCGGCGTGCCGCCGAATATCTCGCCCATTCCTCCGGCCATGACGTCGCGGAATCCTATCCCCGTGCCCTTTCCGGCGGTTTCGCGGCGCGTGGCTCGGATAAGAGCCTGCCGCGCCCCGGCCAGGTCGGCGTAATCTTGGTTCAACGCTTTCGCCCCGGGGGCGGCCCCTTCGATGACCTGGCGCAAATTCCCGTAGATCCGCTGCTGAACGCTCTTCATCATGTCCGGGAAGGCGCTCGATTGCCAGTTCACGTTGTCGCCCACCAGGCGCTTCATCTCGAGGGCGTCGGAGGCCGTCACCGTCGTCTGTGTTTTGAATTTCCGCGGACGTCCCAGGATGATGTTGCCTTGCGGATCGAGCGCGTGTTCGTAGGTTAGCGATTCGCGCAGGCCGTTCAACTCCTTCACGGCCGCCTGTTTCTGCTCGGGGTTCATCGTGGACTTCAATATGTCTTGCTGCGCCTGTTGAATCGGATCGTTTATCGCCGACGTGATGTTCACCGGCTTCGGAGATTTGCCGATCTCCGTTCCGATCTCCTTGCCAACCTGATTCATCTTGGCTTCCACTTGCGAGAGCAATTCTTCCTGGCTGCCGCCCGTAAGTTTGTACTTCAGGATCGCCCGCGCCGGGTCCTTGCCGTACATCACGTCCTTGACGCCCACGCCCATCATCCGCGAGATCAGATTCTTCGTCAGTCCTCCGGCCATCTCGATCGCCTTGCCGCCAACCTTCCCGGCCACTTCCGGCGCTATACCGTACTCGGCCACGTCCTTCGCCGTCTGCTTCAGCGTGACCTCGCCCGGCACGGCCGCTTGCCCCGCCGTCGAGCCGATCGCCGAACCGAGCGCCGAACCCGCCATGCGTCCGAGCCAGGAACCTTCCGGACCGAATTCGGCTCCGATTCCGGCGCCCAACGCCGGGAACACGCCTTGGGCGATCGGCGCCGTGACGCGCCCGAATTCCCGCTGTTGGGTCATCGTGCGCGTGGGCCCGGGCGGACGCTCCCAACGCGGGCGGCCCCAAGTTTCGGTGGTGAGTTCGGGAGGTGCGGCCGCGGGTTTAGGGGCGGCGGTTTTCGGCCGCGGAAGATTTGCCGCGGCAAACTTCGGCTTGTTCTTCACGGCCCAATCGTAAGCGTCCGCGTCGGAGAGTCCCTTCGGGACGGTGACCGTATAATTCTGGCCGCCCTTGGTGAACGTCACGACCTCGTTTTGTCCGTTCGGCATGAACTCGATCCCAACTCGATTAATCTAAACTTATAGACCGCCGCTCGGGAGTTTTCCCCGGGTGCGCGATGCCGCCTTTCAAAATCGAAACCTGATTGTCGAACGCGTCGAGCTGTTTGATCATCATCTGCTTCGAACCGCTGCGTATCCCCGGCAGCATCGCCCGGATCGCCGTGCGCAAGTCTTGAGCGCCCACGCCCATCCCGGCCACGTTCCTCAGGCTCATCGCGCGCTCGTTCAACTGACGGATCCAGATGACGAAGTCCTGCTGCCCTTCGGACAGATTCTGCGAAGCCAACGAGGCCAGCTCCTGATTCGCCAACCCTTCGTCGTCGGTCGTCATCGCGTAGTGGAGTTTCGCGATCTGAGCTGTCGAGAATTGTTTGTCTAACCCGTTTATGGCGTCCCGCGCGTGCGCGCTCGCCGTCTCGATGTCCTTGATCTGAGCCTCGCGCGGCCTGAGCTTGATGCCCTCCCCGGCCCCGGCCATACCCATCGCGATAGCCTTCGCCGCCGTCGTGTAGAACACGTTACCGTCGTCGTCCATCGCTTGAACCGGGCGGTACTCGTTCCAGGCCCGCGCGCGCGCCTCTCCGGTGATCGCGGCTTTCTCGAGTTGGAGTTTGAAGGCCGCGTCGCCCCACTTCTTCAACGCGTCGCGGTATTCGGTCGACGACCGGCCACCTTTGAAATCCGCCGGTAACGGCGGCTGTCCGACTTCGGCCGCGATCACCGGATCCACGCGGAGGAATTGCTTCTCGAACATCCCGTCTTTGTATTCCGAATAGAGCTTGGCGTCTTGTTCGGTCCAACCCGGGTCGCCGGGCATCACCGGCAACCCGTTGTGAAACACTCCCATCGGGATGCCGTTCTGCGAATAAATCTGCCCCTCTTTCGGCATCAGCTTGCCTTTGTACTGTTGTCCCGTCTCGGCGTCGCGCACAAGGTGAGCGTCCATCGGGTTCGTCTTGTTCACCGCTATCACGCCCTCCGACGTGACGTGGTACTCGTATTTTTGCCGCGCCTCGGTGACCACTTTTTCCAAGTCCGCGATGTTCCTCACCGAATTTATGTCCGGACCGCCCCCCAGCGCCCCGCCCAGTGCTGCCGCCCGCGGCGCGCGGGCGAGCACGTCGCCGGTAACTCCGCTTTGCTGTTCCGGAGTAAGTTGCTGCTGCTGTTGCTGCTGGCCGCGGATCAAGTGTTGAAACAACCCGCGGATTCCCGTGGCCGCCTGTTGCTTTTCTTGATGTTTCCCGAGGTGAGTGCCCAAAGCCTCCAGGTGCGGGCTGTACTTCGGGTTCAGCCAATCCTGGTTGAGGGCCTTGTACATCTTCTTGAGTTTCTTCGGGTCCGTCGCCGCCATCACGTATTTGTCGCCCGCGGCCGCGGGATCGATCGAGCCGTCGTCGCGCATGTACGGTTGAAGCGACGTCATCAGGTCGGACCAATCGCCTTCGGCCTCGGCCAAGTTCTTCTCGCGGTGCGCGACTATCGCGTTGTTTATCGCCGCGCCCAGTCCGAGCAACCCGCTGCCCGATGCGTACGCCCCGGTCGGCCGCGGAGTCGGCCGCGGCAGTTGCGGACGCGCTTGCTGCGAGATTAACTTCGAGATGTACGCCAAAATCTCCGCCCCCGGTTGCCCGGCCGCCGAAGCGCCACCGGACGCCGGAGCAGCCGCCCCGGGAACGGCGGAACCGCCCGGAGCTTCGCCCGCGCCCAGGGCGCGGCCTTCGTCCTCGCGGAAGAACGGAGGAGTAGTGCCGGGCGTCACGCCCGGGACCACGGTAAGTTCAGGAGCCATGAATTATTCGCCTCAGATTCCGCCTCCACCACCGCCGCCGCCACCACTGCTGTGTCCCGGGCTTATCGATCCGAGGATGTCCGACAGCCCGCGGACGAACCCCGTGAGCGCGCCGCCGTGCGTGGCCTTGCGACCGGCGACGACGCCGCTCGTGCCCATCAACGTCTGCATAAAGCGGTCGAGCGCGTCGTTGTAAAATTGCTCGATGATCTGCCCCTGATTCAACTGAACGCGCGAAAGGTAATCGCCCAACCCCACACCGGCCGGGCTGCCGAAGCGGTTGCCCGTCGCCGAGAATTGCTCCATCACGTCTTCTTCGCCGCGCTCGATCCCGGGCTGCATCGCTGCGAGCAGGTTGTTCAGCATCTGCGGATTAAAGCCCGCCCCGCTCTGTATGAAGTGAAACATCATGTCGCCCATGCCTTTGCCGAAAGCCTTGTTCAGGATCGATTGAAAGTTTTTCGATTCCTTCGCCGACATCGGGCCGGAAAGCCCGCCGAACTGTTGCCCTGCCGTCGTCGCCGCCGTCGCTCCGTACGGCCCGGCGTTCGCTGGCATCGCGCCGCCGGGCACGAGCGAGCCCGTCCGGACCGTCGAAGTCCCCGTCGGAACGTTCGGCAGCATCGGGTTCGTTCCCGCGCCGGTCCCGCCGAACGGGTCGGCGAACGCCGTTTGAGTTCCCGTCGGATTGTACGCGCCGCCCGGCACGGCGCCGTAGTAAACCGGGTTGGGGAAGGCTCCCGCAGATCCGTTCATCGTCTAATACCTCTCGACCATCGGCGTAACCTGTATCACGGACAGCCGCCGGTCGCGCTCCTGCTGAAGCGTCCGCGCCTCGATCAGTCCCGGGCGCCCGAGGCGGCCGTCCGGCAGCGCGCTCTTCGGATCGCCGTAAAGCAATTCGTGAAGGAACGTCGCCTGCTCGTTCCACCGCAGCGCCACGGCCCCGCGCTCGGCCGCGGCGTACCCGATGATATCGTGCCAAGAGGGCGGGACGCAGACGTCGCTCTCACCGACGTTCTCGTCGTTGAATTTATGCCTCAACTGATACGGCAAATACACTTGGTAATTCGTGCCCGGCTGCGTGCCGAACCAGAACTGATTGCCGAACCGCGTGTACTTGAACGGTATCCCGCCCGGGATGAACAAAAGCGGCTGGATGGCCTTGGGCGTCAAGTAATCCATCGAGTAAGCTCCGGCGGCCGACGTGGCCAGCGCGGCCGTCGCCGCCCCGATCGGCGAAAGGAAGATCACCGGGTCTTCCATCAGCGTGACGTCGTCGCCCGTGGCGATGAACTGACTGACCAGGTACGCGTAGTTCGAGCCGTTAACCCCGAGCCGCGGCCCGATCGTCACGAGCGGCGGATTCGGCTGCCTTAACTCTTCGAAGGGCAAACTCTCGGTTATCTCCCGGAGCGCGTCGCGGATCCACGAAGACGGCCGCATCTCCGGGTTCGCGTTCGCCTCGGTGACGTCGCCGCGGTTCTGCAGCGCCGCCACCACGCGCGGGATCAGTTCGCGTATCTTCGCCGTCGCTCCACCGGGGTTGTTCATGCCGCTACCAGCACCTCCACGGGCGTAGCCGCCGCGTTGGCCGAAAGCGTCAACGTCGTGACGCCGTTGGTCAAGCCGCCGATCGGAGTTCCGGCCGTCTCGTTAGCCGGAAAGTACAGGAACACGCCGCCGGGTCCGAGGGCGCAGACGTTTATCACGCCCGGGCCGCCGTTCGGCGTCCAATTTATAAGCAGGTTGTTCGTCGTGTGAAGGTTCCTGATGAACACCGTGTAGACCACCGGCGCCGGGGTGAAGATGTTCACCGGGGCCGTGCCGATCAGTATGAATGGATCGTAGAAAACCGTGTTCACCGTGAGTGACGGGTTGTTCATATTCCGCGTCACGATCGTCGGATTCGGCGTGATCGTCGTATCCGTCACCGTGATCACCGCGCTGAGCACTTCCGTCATGTTCGGCATCTTCTTCTCCCCTAGATCAAAATCAAATTGTAAACCGCCGAAGCCGTCGTCGAGCGGAACGTCGCCGTCGTGGCGGTCCACGGCGTGACGGGCGAACGGTAGATGACGCCGCCGTTCGTCGTGTCCCACCCGGCCAGCGTCACGGGCACGCGCCCGAGCGTGTGCTGGACCGTGAAGTCCGTGTTCGCCGACGCGGGCGACGTCCCCGAAGCCTTCGAGCACTGTATGTTCCGGTCCGGCTCTTGGTTCCGCATCGTCGCGCCGAAACTCACCTTGCCCGCCAGAACGCGCCCGTGATTCCGGATGGCGTCGTACAGACCCGTCGGCGTGGTCAACAGCGGGCGGCGGTAGGGCTTCATGCGAACTCCTGCTGCGTCTCGACGCGCCCGCACAACACGATCTTGACGATCGAGAGCGGACCGTCACCGGGCGCGCGCCCGACCGTCAACTGCACGTCCTTGGCCGTGAACCCGCCGAGCCCGACGATCGCCGTCATGATCCGCGCCGTCGGCGCCCGGTTGCCCACCGTCACCGCGATCGTCTTCGTCTCCACCGTTTGATCTTCCCTCACGCCCGTCAACACGAGCGTGAACCGCGCTACTCCCAAGTCTCGGTACTTGATAACGGCCTGACCGAAAGTAGGAACGCGGCCAGGCAACACTTCTTCCACTTTGAAGGCGTAGAACCCCCCGCTCGTCGCGTCGTCGTAACCGGCCGACGGGTCGAAGGCGTAAAACCCCGTCGCACCACCGGCCGTCTCCTGCATCGGAAACAGCGTGAGCCGCGATACCGTCGAGACGCCGCCATTAGACTGTGCCATCGCTCGTCACAGAGGATACCCGTGCTGCGTGAAGTATTGCTGCAAATAATAATTCGCCAAACCCTGATTGTATTGCGCCGTCGTCGCCCCCGGAGCCTTCTGTACCGCCGTGCCGGCCGGAACCACGCCCACGGGCAGCGCCGAAAGGATGCCGATCCAGGCTTCTTCGCACCGTCCGGTTTGTATCAGCCCGGGGGCATCCCATGGCGGCAGCCAGTGATTCAGCTCGAGGTC